TTCGGCTCACCACCCGCGCGAATGAACACCGGCAGGTTGGCATGCACCATGGCGTCGTAACGCGTGGCCTCGCTGAACCAGAGCATGAGTCGCGGATGTGGCGCGAGCTTCTTGTAGCGGTGCAGCACCTGCTCATCGGCCAGGTTCGCAATGCTCTGCAACTCCAGCCCAGCCGGGGTTCGCCGTGCCTCGCAGCGTGCCTCCGCAGCCTGCTCTTCGGCGCGCACCGCCAGCAGTTCGCGGACGTCCTTCACCAGGATTCTTTCCGCACCTGCGGTATGCCCCGCCCAGGTGAACACCAGCAGACGCGGCGCCGCGTCGAAGGCCTGTATGTGCCGGGACACCTGCATCATGGAAAACCCAGCGCCCAGGGCCGTGCGCAGCAGACGCGGGCGCGCCGATTTCGCCAGATTCATTTCCAGGCGGGTGCGTTCCACCGTCGCGACAAGCGCATCCTTGAGGCGGTTGATTTCCTGCACCTGGCCCAGCAGACAATCCCTGACCTCGAAAAAGCCCGGCAAGCGCATCACCGTACCCGGAGCCTGCCCCGCCTCCCGTTCCAGCATGGCCAGAGCCGCCTGCGCCGCCTGAATGGCTTCGCTGCCGGTCAGGCGCTCGACCGGAATCACATCCGGCGCCCTCTGCTCCCGAAGCAACGGCAACCGCCAGGCTACACCCGACACAACCTGCTCCGGCCAACGGGCATTGAAACTCACCAGCGCCTCGCGCAGCTCGGCATGGGCATTACGGATGTCATCGTACATGGCGCACTCCAGCGAACCCTGCCCTGTTGACTTGGGCAGGGAGAGGGGGGAAAAGTGGCCGATATACATAAGGGGTGGTATTAAAAATTGCCAGCCTTATCTCTGCCAGGTCTCTTCGAAGAACGCACAACACATTGAAACTCCGGGACTTTCAAGAACGCGTGTGCCTGCGTCACCTTGCCTAAGCCAAGGCGCCTGTATATAGTCCGGCGTCTTTCTACCCCGCTGCCCGAATGGCGAAATGGTAGACGCAGGAGACTTAAAATCTCTCGCTCGCAAGAGTGTGCCGGTTCGAGTCCGGCTTCGGGCACCAGTGATCATGCGGGTTTCAGCAATTTGGTGCCCTGACAGCTTGGTCCGCAATTTCTAGTCTGGTCCGCAATTCTGCCGGCCGACACAGCCCAGCCGGGCAATCCGGCCTTGATTCGGGCGACCTATCCCTTACTCACGAACACCCTGCCGCTCGATGCAATCCAGCACCTGGGCGGCACAGCTCAGCAGCTCGGCTTCCAGCTCATCCACCGCCCGCTGCCAGCCCTCATTGCTCAGCACTGCCGGGCGCCCCGGCAGCCGGCACGCCACCAGCGGGCACTCCGGCCGGCATGCGGTAGGCTCGGTGATCGGTTGTTTCGGGGCGCTCGTACAGCCCGCCGAGAGCAGCAGGCACAGGATTGCGCAGGTAGTCAGCAACAGCCGGGTCATGGCGTTTCAGTTCCTCGATGGCAGCGGCCTGGGCGGCCGCGTTCTGGTTGATGTCCCGGGTGATCTCCCGCATCTGCCGGTCCAGCTCGGTGACCTGTCCGATCTGCCGCTGCTGCTCGGCCAGCACGCCGGCCTGCAGGGTGATCATGCGTTCGGCGTCAGCCAGGGACAGTTCGGCGCGGTCGGCGCGCTGTGCCTGCAGGTCGATGCGGGGCGACAGGCCCCACCAAGCCAGAGCGGCGCCGAGCAGGATCAGGGCGAGCGGCTTGGCGAGGGATAGCCAGTTCATGCCTCACGCCCCGACACCGGCGCGCCGTCGAGCTGCGCCAGTCCAGCGGCCGGTACCGGCACGCCGGCAGGCCAGCGGTAGCCCGTCACGCGCGCCACCGGGAATGACCGGACGTTGACGGCATCCGATTGGTTGCCGCCCAGCACCAGGATGTTGCCGGCCGCATCCCGGCCCACCACGAACCCGACGTGGCCACCGCCATCCCGGCTGAACACTGCCACGCAGCCGTGCACGGGCGATTTCAGCGGCACGCCCCATTCGAGGTACGAACGGGCGCTCTCGAAACGGGTCGAGCGGACGCCGGCGCGCTCGAGCATTGCGCCGACGAATGCGGCGCACCACGGGGTTTCGTCGTCCCGGATACCGCCCCGCTTGATGTCGCGCCACATCTGCAGGATCTCGGGCGCGTGCTGGGCGCCCTTGATTTCGTTCAGGCCGACCCATTTGCGGGCCTCGGCCAGCCAGGACGGCTCGACACGCGGGCGCGCGCCGGCCTCCCGGGGTCGGGTGAGTTGTTCAGTCATGGGTTTCTCCAGGCGTAAAAAAACCGCTGTGCGGGCTGTGATCGGTGTTGAGGCGGCTATGCAGGCAGCGGATAGCGGGCCTTGATCGCCTCGACCGCAGCCATCCACGCGGCGTAGTCGGGGGCGGCGCCACTCACCAGGGAGTCGTAGTCGGCCTCGTTCTTGAGGGGGTCGGATTCTGCAGCGTAAGCGCGGCGGCGCATGCCTTGCACTTGCTCCAGTGTGAGCGGGGTGGGCGGAGGATTCAGGTGCGCCTGAACCTCTTCCTCGGTCATAAGCACAAGGTCTGGCCGGATGGCATGGTCCTGCGAACCATCTGCCGCGTAGGCGTACACATCGCCGGTACTGGCATCTCGGTAGTACTTCATGATTACTGCTCCGCCCACTTCACAATTGAGCCACCGCCCGTTACCAGCAGCTTGTACTCGGCGCCCGGGTTTACCTGTGCATAAAGCTGGGTAGTGGCGTCGGTGTAGCTGACCATGTTGAAGCTCGCGCGCGCCATAATTACGCCATCAACCTCCAGGGACAGGGCTGACCCGTTTGTCGGCAGGACGGAAATGCTGATGTCTCGGGGGCGCGGGTCCGTATTTGTGTAGGTTACCCCGATGGCTCGGGATGCCGACACATCGACCCAGCCTTTGTCTACGCCCATCGCCCAGGCTATAACGCTAGCCAGCGTCGATGGTGCTACCGCAACATCGCTGAGCAGGCCTGCATCGATCTCCGCCTGCGTCCCGAAGCGCGCAACGCCCCGCTGGGTTTCAGTGGCACGCAGCGCGGACGACCCGACAACCCACCACTTACCTGCGCCGTCAGATCGCAGACGCAGCCAGTCATCCCGGTACGGCAGCGACACGGATGCCTGCCCGGTCGGGCTGGCTACTGTGTCCAGCATGATCTTGTCGGTGGCATCTGCCGAAATGGTCGCGCTGTTTGCGCCCCCATCAACACGCCGCACGATCACGTCGCGGACGCCCAGTGCCGCATTGCTCTCGGGCAGAGTGACAGTCAGGCTGCCAGCAGTCGCATCGATCAGGACAAGCCCGAGCTGATTTGCAGTTAGTGCGGCGCTGGCGGTCAGCGTAGATACCGCGCCCACGATTCCGGCAATGAAATCGCGCTGATCCTCAAGCGCCTGTTTCATTTCCGCATTCGTGCGCTCGGCATTACTCAAATACCCGGGTGCAGGTAGTGCCATGTCGTCTCCTAGTAGCCCTGGATTCGGGCATCGATAATGGTTTCAACGGGATTTCCCAGCTCATCCAAGGTGCGAATTAGCGGGCCCAGCTCGGTGTTTTTGTCGACGATTTTTGCCGAAACGGCGCCGGAGCCGTCGTCATGGATGGTCAGGCTGACCACGCGGATTCGGCGGTACGCCAGGGAGATCGGCAGGCGCGCCTCGCCGCCGACCACGCCGAACGCCTCAATGACCTCGCTGACGTCCTCGACGTCGAGGATCATGCGGATGTCGCTAATGGTCGGCCTGGTGCCCGACTGCGACGACGGCACAATGACGCGGAACCGCATGCGTTGCCGGTTGCGCACGTCATCTGAGCCAGGCCACTCGGACCACTCCGCAGGGTCTGGCGCCCAGAAGTTCGCCCGGTCATCGCCCCAGGCCAGGTCGTCGTCTTCGCCCCAGATCTCGGAGCGGTCCGGGGCGATCCATTCGATTCGCAGGCCTGAAACGTTGGCGTCGAGGGCAATGGTGAGCTGCGCAGGCAGCGCCTCAGCCGGCGGCACGAAATCCCACTCATAGATCAGGCTCTCCCATGCAGGGCGCCAGAACAGGCCGTTGCCTGACGGAGCCCAGAACACAGCATCGTTATCAGCCCAGAATCGCGTCGACTCGTTGGCGATCACGCCGGCCGGGGTGATCTCCCCGCCCGTGACGGCGCCCGTCCATCCCTCCGCCGCATGACTGACCTCGTACACGATGTTCTGGACCGTAGGATCACCGATGCCGGTCGTGACGTAGGCCGACTCGCTCGCGTTTCCTGACCAGTCGATAGCGCGTACCAGTATGGTGACGGTTCCGCTTGGCAGCTCATTAGCAGCCAGGCGAGTCGTAGTCAGGTAGCCCTCGTGCAGCTTGATCGCGTCGACCCAAGTTTTTCGCGTGCCTGGCTGATAGCGCGCCTCAAACCCCTTGAAGTCCAGCGGCGGGCTCGGGTAGCTCCAGGAGATCAGGCCGCTACGCAGCGTGACGCCGATGGGCCTGGGCGGCGGATTGTCCTGGCCGAGCAGGCTGTACGCGACCTCGACCCATTCGCTGGCAATTCCGATCCCGTTGCGCGATCGCACGCGGAACCGGTAGGCGCCAACCGTCAGGTCGTCGATCTCTGCCGTGGTTACCAGCAGGTCGCCGCCCGCCGGCCGCCAGCTCACGTCGGTCGCGGAGCGGAACTCCACCTCGAACGACCGCGACTGCGGGCCGCCAGCCCCCCATGCCACGACGGCGCGGTTGCGGAACATCCCGTCCAGGCCGGTGTATAGCTGCTCTGTGACCGTGACGTTGATCGGCGGCGCGACCGTGAATGGGTCCGGCAGGTTGACGGCCGGAGGCACATCTACGGCCAGCGCATCGGCCTCGGTCCAGGCCCATACGGCGGGCGCGTCCTCGCGCAGCACCACGCGCACGCCCTGGCGCAGGCTGATGGTGCAGTCCTCGACGCGGAACACCCGGCGATCCCAGCCAAGACTATCTACCGTCAGCGTTACTCGCGCGCCGGGCGCGATGGCCATCGCTCGGAATTTCAGCGTGCATTCCAGCATCAGGCCGTATCTGGTCTTTTCGAGATAGACCTTGGCCAGCCGGCGCGCCATCGTGCCGCTGTTGGTAAACGGGAAGTCGAACGACTGGTCAATTTCCTCCAGGTCCTCGGCGATGTACTCGCCCACCGCGAGCTGTACGAAATCGACGGCGCTGTAGAGCTGAGACGGGTCAACAAACGTGCCCTTGGCGACGTTGAACCGGCCCGACTTCGGGGCGCGCGGGCTGAAATCCAGGCCGCCCACCAGGTCGTCGGCGGTGAGGTCGATGCTCGGCTCTCGGTACTTGCCAGGGATCGCCCGCCACAGGCCGCCGCGGCGCTGGACGATCATGGCGCCGGCGTTCTGCAGGGTTTCCAGCACCTCCAGCGGCGGTTTGTTGAACGACTCGACGCCGTTGCAGGTGTAGCGCCGCTCGGTCCTGCCCGGGCCGGCCGGCACCAGCTCATCGGAGATATTGGCCGCCGCGATGAAGCTGGCCACATCGAGTGCAGTCCGCTGGATCTTCGCTCCGCGCGACCACGTCATGTAATCCAGAACGCACAGCGCGTGGTTGTCCGTGAAGCCGACCGTATCTGTGCGCGGGTCCCAGATGTCGTTCTTGCCGCGCACCACTGCCGAGATGTTCGGGATGCCGCTGTATTTGTCCTCCGCGTAGTCCAGGCGCACATACAGGTAGGTCTGGCCCAGCAGTTTGTCGCTGGCCGCCCAGCTCGGAATCTGCGCGACGACCTTCGGGTCTGCCGCGGTCTGGCCGCCCAGCTGCACGCTGAAATCAACCAGGCCGGCAAACGTTGACGTTACTGCATGGCCGCTGCCGGTCCATTGCAGGGCCAGCTCGTTGTCGAAATAGACGTCGCGGATCGAATCGCACGGGTGGGCGGCAAACACGACAATGATGTGCATGTAGCGGCTGTCACCGCCGCTCGCCTCCATCATCACGTACTGGCCGCCGGTCTTGGCCGTGCCGTAGATGATCTGGCGGGGGTTGGCCGAGCCCCTGCTCGATACCTCGCGGTCCTTCATTGCGTCGAGACGGGCCTGGCGCGCGCGGCGCTCCGCCTCTTTTGCAGCCTCTTCGGCCTCCTTGGCCATGTCGTACATGTCCATGCCGAGGCCAAGAAAGCCGCCAGTAAGTGCGCCGCCAACACCGCCGAGCAGGAGGCCGCCGATTGCCCAATCTGTTGCGTTACTGCCCATGACAACTCCAGGCGCGCTTATGCCGGCCAGCGCTCACGCACAGGCCGTTAGCCGGTCCGATGGTGAGCGCTGACTCGATGTCAATGAAAATGCCCAGCGCTCCGATCCGGTGCACCGCGTCGTCCAGCAGAACGATGTCGCCAGGGCTGGCTGTTTCCGTTTCCGGCAGCACCGCAGACATCAGCGCGGCGACCGTGCCGAACCCTGCCTCGCGACCGCGCCGGTAGGCCTCGGCCTGGTTGCGATAGCGCGTCACGCCAAGTCGTCGGGGGTCTACGCCGCAGCGCAGCAGCGCCCAGCGCGAAACGAACACGAAACAGTCGTTGTGGCCCCAGGCAAACGGCACGCCCACGTAGGCCTCGGCGAACGCTTCAAGCTCGCGCCACAAACCACGCCCTGGCCGGCCAGATGAATTGCCGCTTTTCGAGCTGAGCCACGAAGCGAAATCCAGTGTCGCCTGGGTATTGGGCGCGCTGCTCCTGATCGGTGTATCGCTCAATTCGAGGGCGCTCCCAGTCTGCGATCTCATCCGCGCAGGTGATGTTGATCGACGACTCTGCCCCGTAACGGCACTGGACCTGATCGATCCGGCCGGCGAAGAACAGGAAAGGTTCGCCGATGATTTCGTGGAACTCGTTGAGGACGGCCAGGTGCACATAGGCGGGCCGGTTGAAGTAGTTGCTGTTCAGCGCCGCCGACAACAACTCCGATCGGACGCCGCTCAGCGTCACCTGGAACCACTGCGGGTCCAGGCTGCTCGACTCGGCCAGCTGGTCGATGTCGCCCAGGTTGCCGAACCCGACGTACTCGACGCCGTCGAACGTGACCGGGTCGAACAGGCTGCTGAACGCCAGCATTCCCTCGTCCAGCTCGAAGCGCACGAACGCAGCGAACCGGACTACGGGATCGGCAAGAGCCGCCAACGCATCCGGGTGAATGATCCGGTCAGACATCCAGCACCTCGATGCAGTCGAACGACATGGCGTACAGGCTCGGCGCCGTGATGCCCCAGGCCGCCCGGTCATCCGCCAGGCGCATTACGCAGGACGGGCTGTCGACGACCACGGGTGTGCCAACCGCCGGCGTGCGACGCATGGGCGGCGCGATGTGCAGGGTGGCGCGGCCGAATGCGTCAGCCGCGGCAGGCTCGGTGATCATCTTCAGCTCGTTGCCGATGGCGATGTAGTCGCCGACTTCCAGGGCCAGCGGCTGGTTGGGCGTCCAGCCCTCGGTCTCCAGCTCGACGGATGACGTCACGCTGGCAATTGCCGGAGCGCCAAGCGCAGTTCCAGCATTCGGCTCCAGCACGGACATGCGGAACATGCCAGCCCTACCGCCCAGGCGCGCCAAGAACGCGCGCATCAGCCGGGCATCCCTGCCCTGCAGGATCGGGAATCGCAGCGATGCAGCCCACCGAGCCCCAGGCATCGCCGCCACCTGCGTGGCGCCAGACAGATCCGACTCAAACGACTGGCTGTTGTGCTGCAGCCGAAACTCGCAGCTCGCCGGCAGTACGTCCGGGAAATCCAGAACCGCCATTACCGCCTCCCTACGCTGCGCGCCATAGATCCGCCACGGCTGATCTGCTGCTGCACGCTGCGAGCGGTGGCATCAGTGATCATCGGTAGCATTCGGGTTATTTCCGCCTGGATGGCGTCGTTCATGCCTGGGGTGATTTGCCAGACGTGAGTGATGCTGAGCGGTGCCGCGCTGGACGCATCGCCTGCAGGGATGGCCGGCTGCTGCTGGCGAGCCCGCACCGGAGCCATGTCGACCACGCCGCCGTCGTAGAACCCTGGCTTGCCGAGACGCATAGCCTCAACCACGCCTACCCCGCCGGCGCGCCGGATGTCCTCCTGCGACCAGACCACTTCGCCGCGGTGAACGACGCCAGCCGGTTCGTACTTGCCGCCGGGGCCGGTGTAGCCGCCGGTGGCGAAACCAGATAACCCCTGATAGGTCTGCGCGCCGATCAGCGCGATCGACGTGTAGCCAGCGGCACGGATCATCTTCGAGTACGGCAGGCCGGCCACCGGCCCCAGGCCCACCGGAGGAGGCGCAAGAGCCGATGCCGCCGCCAGCTCGGTATGTATCAGCGCCTGTGCTGCAGCCAGAGCCTGCTGGGAAAGGAATATGGTGGCATAAAGCATGGTCTGCTCCCGACCTGCATCGCGCATCATGCTGAGCAGGTCGCCCGTCACAGACTGCATCATGCTCAGGGTGGCCACGTTCAGATTCGTCTGAATCTGCGAGATGGCCTGAGCATTCTGCTGGTGGATATTCTCGACGCGCCGCGCGTACTCCTCTTCAGTAATGGCCTTGGCTTCAAGGTACTGCTTGTGCTTTTCCAGCTCGGTTTCCCGCCAGTATTGAAGCTCGCCTGATTCCCGAACGAGTCTGGCCAGCTCACCACCTGCGCCGCCGATAGATGCGTCAAGCCCGCCAGATATAGGCGCCCTGCTCACCCCTTCGACCGCCCCCGGCATTTGCTCGGCGTTTACCTGAGCCTCGCGGATCTTCTTGAGCGTTTCCAGCCGCTGCAACGCCTCCTGGTTCCCCTGGCGCTCGTACTCAGCGATCTTCTCGGCGTATTCCAGCTGCCACTGGGCGTCGTTTGCGGCGCGCAGCTGGCCGGACTCACGCAACAGAGCGATCTGGACCTTCTGCTGCTCGGTCAGCTCCTTGCGGGCGTCGAGTTCCTGCGCCAGGCCCATGATGCGGTCGGCCTCTTTGTTGCCGAGGCCTTGGAGTGCGCCGCTCTGAATTTCGTAGCTGATGCGAGCGGCTTCGGTTACGTCGCCATGCAGCGATTTTTGTCGTTGCAGGGCGGCCAGCTGCTTTTCGTAAGCCTTCAGCAGTTCGTCGCTCATGCCAACTTCGGCCGGGGCGTCGCCTGCTGGAGTCTGCGCGCCAGGCGCGTTCGCGGCATCCGAGAGGGCTTTGCGCTTGAGCTGGATCTCCTTGATCTTGTCTTCGAGCGCCTTGATCTCAGCATCCAGCTCGCCGCGATCCCAGAACTTGAGCTTGAAGAATGCGGTGTCGTTGGGGTCGTTTCGGTCCAGCCTGTTCCGCACGCGCTGGAAATCGCGCACCTGGGACAGCAGAACGCTGATCTCGGAGTTCAGCCCTTCGACGGTCTGCTTGTCGTTGCGGAAAAAGTCTGCAAACGATCCATTGCGGAAGCCATCCATGGCGCTGGCCATTTCCAGCACCTTCTGAGCGAACTTCGAGCTTGCCCCGGTGGCTTGGTCGATGGCTCCTACCATTGCGACGAAGGAGTTGCTCAGCACGGTCGCGGCCTGGCTGGCCGTCACCTCAGTGTTACGGGCCATCATGTCGATTTCGGCGGCCTGGTTCTGCAGGGCGGAAACGATAGCAGCGGACGTGATCTTCCCCTCGGAGCCGAGCTTTCGCAGCTCGCCGACCGACACGCCCATGCCTCGGGCAATGGCCTGCGCCAGAGCCGGCGTGCCCTCAAGGATCGAGTTCAGCTCGTCGCCACGCAGCGCGCCGGACGCCAGCGCCTGGCCGAACTGCATCATGGCGCCAGAGGCCGTGCCGGCGTCAGCGCCGCTCAGCGCGATCGTCTGGCTGACCGTCTTGGTCAGCTGCTCAACTTCCGCGAAGGTGAGGCCCAGCGTCGATGCGTTCTGCGCGATCCGCTGGTACACCGAGGCGGTGGCGCTCAGTGACTGCGTTGTTTCCTGCGCCACCCGCATGACCGAATTCTGCGCATAGGCCAGCTGGTCGCTGCCCGTGGTGACCTGGCGCAGCTTGTTGGTCAGATTGGTGTATTCCTCGGACGCCCGCGCCACTTCGCGCAGGCTCAGGTAGGTTCCGAGAACGCTACCCAGCCCCTTGAAGGCTTTGGCGAGACCACCAGCCTGCGCCTCGGTCTTTTTGCCCTCGCTGGACAGTCCGGACAGAGATTTCTCCGCCTTCTTCACCTGCGTGCTGTCGACAGAGACAACCAGCTTCGCGTACTCGGTCATAAAACGGCTCCGAAGTGCAGTGAGTTGGTTTCAGCAACGCGCTCGATCTGGCGGCGCAGACGCGGGCTACGGATCAATAGGCTGGCCTTGGCGGTAGCGCTGGCCATTGGCAGAGACCAATCAGCGATCAGGGATGCAGCGAGGCGCGCCCGGATGATTCGACGCAGGGCCTTGCCGGTGATGTTCGGCGGCGGGACAAGGCTACGAAGAAGGCTCTCGCGCTCTGCCTCGAACTCCTCAGCCATTACTGACCGGATGCGCACCCACTCCCGATTACCAGCCGGATCAACCAGCTCGACGCGCACGCCGCGACTCGCCCGCGTGCGGACGTAGAAATCCTGGGGTTTCATGCTTTTCTCCGGGCAATAAAAAACCCCGCCGAAGCGGGGTCTCGATGAATCGTTGTGACTTACAGGTTCTGTCGGCAGTACGGCGCGGCCATGGCCAGGTTGGCGTCACGCCGGAAGCGGATTGGCTCGGCGCCCATGTACGGCGCCAGCGCCGCGAGCGTATCACCCTGTAGCGTGACCGAAAGCCGGGTGCCGTCCTGGATGTAGATGGTGCCGCCGCTGTACTTGATCGCCTGCAGGTAGTTGCTGGCCCCGTACGAGTTGCACAGCACCCCGCTGCCGGATTCCTGCAGCCTCATGGTCATAAGGTAGGGGCCTGCTGTGCCGGTCCAGCCGCCAGCCATGCCGGCAGGCACCTGCTCTGGATCGTGATCCATGAACCGGTTGTTGGCCATGTCGTTGAGCTGCTGAGCCGCACAGCCGGCCAGAAGTAGCGCCGCCAGCAAAATGGAAATGATGCGCATGGTGTCCTCCTTGGGCAATTAGCGAGCGAGGCACGCCTCGATATTTGAGGTCACCTGTTCCAGCGACGCCAATGCCAAGTCAGGATTCGCACCGGACCAGGCTCCGACTCCGCCGTATCCGTAGTTGGCTGCGGAACCTGTATTCAACTGGGCCTGACTGAGGTCTGCAAAGCGATAAACTCGTTCATCTGCCTTTTGCTGCGCAGAGAGCTTGTAGCGCACCGACCTCGACACAAACCCTGAGCTGTACTGGGTTGATCCATTTGCGACAACAGACTTCCCGTCCGCGCTAACGTACTGGAGGACGTCACCGCCGCCTACGTGAGCGGAATTGGAGGCGCTGTAATACCGGCCTGTTGCAGCGCCAACGAAGCTGCCAGCGCTATCGCGGAGTGTCACCCCTTGATTGCTCACCGTCTCGGCTATGCACTGCACAAGATCGCCGCTACTACCTGGGCGCTTGAATACCACGGCGGAAACCAGCTCTGCGGAGTAGTCCGAGACGTACTCTGCCTGGTATTTGCTCAGCTCCGGCATCCTGCTATAGGCGCAGCCGGAAAGAACTGCAACGGCCACCACGGCTAAAATGATGTTGCGCATCCCTACCCCTCCCTTAGAAAAGGCAGAGGCTATCAAAATGCCATCGGTAAAGCCCAGCTCTAGGCTGGGCTCTGGTCAGAACTTCTCTTTGATGCCGGCCTGGCGAAATATCCCATTCGCAGTGTTGCGAGAGACGATGGTCACCGGCACGGGGAATCTGGCGTTATTGATGGGGCTTGCCCAGATTTCGTGGCTTCCCTTGCCCTGCCTGACGAAGAAGCATCCATGGGCAATCAGTAGCTTTCGCACCTGAGGGTAAAGCGATTCACCCATGCTGCTACATCACGTGCCTTGCGCAGTCTGCGCCCTGGGAAACCTCAAACCGAAGGCGGATATCGCCCGGCTCATACGGAAGATCGTTGCACTCGATCATGTCGGGCACCAGCTCCCATACCCGCTCGGTTAGCTCCTCAAAGGTCGCTGCCTCCGTAACAAGGTGCAGCTCATCGCACTCGGCGGTGTACATGCCATCACATTGCGTAACGATGACAGGGAAAGCTGGATTGATCCGATCCAGTCTGTTTTTCACGGACTCGATCATGTCGAAAGCGGTTCTCCCGAAGAATTTATCCGCCTGTAGAACTGCGACTGCATACCACGTCGACAAGGCATTGACTCGAAAGCTGGACTCTCGGAGCGCTTCGCTGTCCACGTCAGTCAGGTCGCTCAGGGAGCTGAGCAGGTTGCCGGCCGCATGGAAATGCAAAGCCGGGCCGATCTCGCTATTGCCGAGGATCGCGCCGCCACTGTCCTGGCCATCGCCCAGCAGCGTCAGTCCGCTATCAAGGAAGCTCTCTCCGAGCCGGCGAATTTCAGGCGTGAAGCACTCCATGAGGACGGCATACAAGTCTTTCTTCGAGACGAATAGGTCGCCGCCATGCAGCGTAAAGCGCACGGGCTCGGGGCCAAAGGATGCGGTAAAGATTCTGCTCATGGCGCGAGTATATGGCAGGCGTCGCTGACGAGCATAGGCCCAGCTAATGCGCCTTGTCGCCCCAAACCAGCTCGCCAGGGCCGACGATGCCATTTCCCTCGGCAGGCGCCTCCAGCATTGTGACGGCCTCGTCGTAAGCCTGGCGCTCCTCGTCGGTCCACTGGTGATCGTGCGTAGCGAGCGCCACCCCGAGCAGGTCGAGGCAGTTGAGGAGCTTGGATTTTTCAGTGTCGCTGATCATGTGCGTCTCCATCATGGTTACCAGGCAGCCCTATCCCGCCGCCACCCTCTCCTCAACCCTCGCCAGCCGCCGCAGCAGATCCACCTCCCAGCTCAACAGGCGGCGCCCGTGCAACTGCGCCCAGGCCTGCAGCTCGGCCAGCGAGTCGATGGGCCTGGCCGAGCAGTACCATTCCCATACGTACAGCAGCTCAACCGGGCATTCCGGCCCGTTGAGAGCTGCTGGGCGCCGGCCAGTCTTACGCTCGATGGCTTCCAAGGCCTGCCGCCTGGTTGGGCGCCGGTCAGGCCCCTTCTTCGGCGGCTTGCCCTCTGGTTTCAGCAGGCCGAGTTGGTGCTCGGCGAAGGCGATCAGCTGGTCTGCGCGCCGGCCGAGCGCTTCCCGAAAAAACGCTGGCGGTCCTCCGTGAAACGCTGCACCTGGTCGGCGATGTAGGGCGCCTCGCGCAGCAGTTCGGCGAGAGCGGTGTCGGTGAACGGCTCGTCGAACGACCAGCCGGCGACCATGGCCGAGGTGAGCCGGATGCGCGCCTGGCTCTCGCCGTCAGCGCGCTCGGCCTTGTCCTCGACGCCGGACAGGCGCAATAGATCGCGGCGGAACTCGTCCACGGCGGCGCGCACTGCATCGGAGTCGGCGCCGCGGATCACCAGGTAGCTCTCGCTCGGCGTGCCATCCGGCAGGGCCAGCGGCATGCGCTCGCCTTGGTTGGCACGCTCGCGGGTGTAGAAATCGCTCAGTTTCATGGCCTGTCCTTACGCCGCGATGCGGGTGATGGTGATTTCGGAGCCGACGGCCTGGTCGTTGAAGGCGCGGAAGTCGTAGTTCTGGGTCAGCGCATCGTCGCCGCTGCCCTCCTCGCTGGCCGTGGTCAGCTTCGCCCGGGACATGTCGAGGCGGTAGGCGTTCTCGCCATCGGTGAGGACGATGCCCAGCGCGGTCTTGGTCTCGCCCAGGTACTTGTCCTTGAGGCGGTTGTCCTCGATGTACGCCGACAGGCTGCCACTGACGTTGATGCGGCCCAGCTTGATGTCGTAGGCGTCGCGGCTGAATAGGCGGTAGATCGCCTCCATGCCGTTCTCCAGCGACAGGTTGAGGGCCGTGGCGTGGTTCAGGCCGGTGCCGCCCTCGAACAGATCACCCTCGAAGGTCGACATCATGACGGTGGTGGTCGGCTGGCCCAGGGTCTCGGTCAGAGGGTCGAAGGCGTAGGCCTCCTCCTTGGTGCCGATGACGCTGAACGTGATGCCGATCTTGCCCTGCAGCGGGCAGTCCAGGGCCACGGTGTTCACCTCGCAGCCGCGGTAGATCAGCCAGCGGCCGATATCCTCATTGTGTTTGAGGATCGCGAACTTGCGGCGGGTGCTGCCGGTCTTGAGCACCGCATCGGTCTCGATGGTCACGGCCTCGCCGGCCAGCTCGTCGACCAGGGTCACGGCATCGCCATTTTCGGCGGTAACCGTGATGGTGCCTGCGACCACAGTGGCTACCTTGAATCGGCCGTTGTTTGCGGCGGTGGAGAAGCCAGTGACCGTGATCACGTCGCCAACCACGAAGCCGGCGTCAACGAAGCCGTTGCCAGAGTCGCTGAAGCTACTATCGAGAGCTGCGGCGGACAGAGTGACATCGGCCAGCGTCTTGCTGGTCCAGGTGCCGTGGAAGGCGGCCTCGATCAGCGCGTCGAAGGTGCCGAACGTCAGCTCGCCCTCCAGATCGCCGGACACGCTGGACGTGCCAGAGCGCGACTCGGCCTGGTGGCGGCCGGGCAGCAGCTCGTCCGACTCCAGCTCCTCGACGGACTGGGTCAGGCTGTTGCTGATCAGGCGCAGCGGTGCCCACGGCGTCGCCGGGTTCAGAGCGCCGCCGGCGCCTTCCGGCTTGATGTACAGGGTTTCGTTTACGCCTTGTGCGTAGGACATTTCGGTTCTCCAGAAACGAAAAAACCCGCACAAAGCGGGTGGATTGGGTGGTGATGGATCAGGCCGGGAAGATCCAGGCCGTGCAGTACACGTCGACGCTGACGACCTGCCAGATGTCGTCCCGGCGGATCTGCGAGCGCTGCGCCCGGCGGATCAGCACGCGCTGGCCTTGGAACTCCAGGCGCCTCCCGGGCCGGAAATAGGCCAGTGCCTTGTCGGCGTCGCCCAGGATCGGCCCGGTGCCGGAGTTCAGCGGGTGGCAAATGTCGATTTGCAGGATGCCGGTCCACTCCTGCGGCGCGCTGCTGCCCATGGCCGCCGGCGAGCGGTCGCTTGGCAGGGCTATGATGCGCACCCAGCTCTGGCCGGTAACCGGCTCAAACTTCGCTCCCTCGAAGGCGATGCGCGCCTGCGGCATGACGCCAGAGGCCAGCACCGCGCTAACCAGGGCGGCGTTGATCTTGGTTTCGGACATAAATGGCTAGACTCCAGGGCCAGACTCATCCGTCCGCGCAGCCCTGATTAGGTCGTCAATACACTTAACAACTTCTTCAGAGGGGGAAAACCACTCGCCATACTTGCAGTGTGCGGCCAGCTTTCTGTGAATCTGTTTCTCGAAAAGATACGACCCGTCGATGTGGCCTAACAGCTCAAGGCTTTCAGCCGTGCCGGCGCTTAGCTGAGCTAGTCTTTGCTTGACGTTCATGCTTGAGCCTATCTTGATTAGGCCGTCTGAGCGCCTTGCAAAATAGACCCGCCTTTTCCTCACATTGCCATCTCGTTCAACGACAATCTCTTGCTCGCTGGCCCCTGAAAGAGCAAGCATTGCGCGGCACATCCGTATAACTCTAGGGTCATGACCAGAAGCCAATATCGTCGTCTGCAACTTGTAGGCGTATTCGGTCATGGCAATGGCTTCAAAGTTTCCTCGTATACGGTACTGCCCCGCCATTTCCATTAAATCGGCCATCTCTCCGATAAGGTGCTCAAACGCATCGTTTGCCCGCAAAGACTCCTCAAGCCCAAGGACGAGATCATTAACCTCGGCATGGCTAAACATATTTCCCATCTTGCTTTCCTCATTAGAAAGAGTCCCGCCGCCCAGAAACATCAGCCCCACAGAGCGATAGCCAATGCTCTACGGGACTCTTTCTGATGAGGGCTCTGTGGTTTCGCGCCGGGCGTGGCGCACAAAAACCCCGCTCGGCGGCGGGGTTCTGGAATCCGTGGTCGGTCAGACCTTGTTCTTGCGGATCAGGCGGTCGACCATTTTCTGGACGCGAGCTACGTTCTTGCGAACCATCGCCCCGGGCTCGGCCTGGGATGAGTGCCCGTACTCGAGCTTTTCGATGTATGGCAGGTTGTTCGTCAGCAGCACTACCTGACCAGCACCGGGAGGGGTCTTTGCCTCGGCATCAGCCATGGTCGCGTCGCCAATCTCGTCTACCCGGTCAACCTCCCCGCTTGCCGGCGAGCCGATGGTCACCTGCCAATTCCCCCGGGCCCGGCCGCCCACGTAGCCAGGTGGCGCCGCTTCTGAATTCTTCCAATTATCTGGATTGCCGACAGGGGTTGCCTTGATCACCCCGCTGAACAGCTCCAGCGTGGCGGCCCGCGTGATCTTGTCGTGGGCAGCGGTCGCCTTGCTGGTGAAGCTGCGGATGTCCTTGCTGAAGCTCATCGCATCACCGAAGCCGAGTAGACCAAGGGAATCCCGGCCGGGTTGGATTCTGTCACGCCGATCATGCTCCAGTCGTGACCGTACAGCGTCACCTTGCACCCCGGGCTCGGCACCCAAGTGCAGGACTTGGCGGCGATCTTGAGCGCTCGAAGGTTGGACTCAACCAGGGTGCCGCTAACGAGTTTCTGGTCGAAGGCTTCGACGGTGCCCTTGCTGGCCGGCAGGACGAGGGCGAGCACGGTCTGGGTCTCGGTGATCGAGCCGCCACCGATGCCGGTCACCGGGTCATATTCGCCAGCCGTTGTGCGGCTGATGACGATCTCCTGCCCGAACTCCTCGATGAGCTCCAGGGCTACGTCTGCCATTTCGTCGTAGAAGGCGTTCATCCCTACCCCCTGACGACTCGCGTTTGCCCGCCCGAATTGAGGTACGGCGCCAGCAAGGCAAGCGCGAACGCCACGCCCTCCAGCACCTCGACGCTTCCCTGCGCATAGGTCGTGCTCTTGGAGACAGCGCCGTCCACCTGCTTGGTTTCTGACAGTACTTCGCGTCCCTTCGAGGCATACAGCTTCCCTGCTGCCGCCTCTCGCGCCACCTCAGCGCCAGCCTGCACAACGGCGTCCGGCACCTGGTCGAACGCGGGCAGCCGCTTGCCCATCAACCAGGTGTTGGCCATCAGCACCGCGCGGGCAGGGTCGCCCGTACCGGCCCATCCGGCGCCCAGCAGGTCGTCCACCTGCGCGATGGTGATGTACTCGGTCATTACTCGGCGCCTTCCAGCAGTTGCTGCAGGGTTTCCAGGGTGGCGTCAGCCGGGACCTCGACGCCCTTCTCGGTCAGCTGAGCCTTGAGGGCTTCGATCTGCTCGGCCTTTTCCAGCAGGGCCTGCAGCTCGGGCTTCTTCGCCTTGGGATCGAACTCGATGCCCTTGGCGGTCAACGCATTGCGGATCTCGGCGATGCTCACCTTGCCGTCGCCGTTGGTGTCGGCAGCGTCGAGCCGCACATGCAGTTCGGGGTCGAAGTCCTCGGCGTTGATCAGAACAAAGTCACCTTGGCCCTCGCCCCACGGCTTAACCTTGATGGTATTCATGGAATTCTCCGGGTGATGCCGGGGCCGAAGCCCCGGCGGTTGCGGGTTAGCCCAGCAGCAGGGCGATGTGTTCCGGCTTCACGGCAGCGCAGCCCCAGGCCACGGCGATTTCGTACTGGATCTGGCGGTACTGCTTGTACAGCGAGACCTCGAACGACAGCCCGGACACCGGGTCGGTGATGATCATGCGGTCGGATGCGCTGTCGCCGCCGTCCGGCAGTGCCGGGGCGCGAGTGGCCAGGGCGATGGCCGAGCGGCTGAACGCCATGTTGCGGCTGGTCGCGGCAATCACGGTGATGGCCACGGCCGAGGCCGGCAGGGCTTGGCGCAGGCCGGGCGCAGCGATGGTGATGGTGCCGCCACCGGATACGTCAGCATCGCCGGAGACCACAACGTACTTGTTCGGGTCGTTGGCGAAGGTGATCACATCGCCGGCCAGGATCGTGCCGGTGCCGGCCGAGGCCAGCGCGATGGTGGTCGCGCCGACCGCATAGCCGGCGGTGCCGGTGGTGGCGAGCGCGCCAGTGCCGGCGGCGTGGGTCTTGATCTGCGCGGACTCGCGGATAGCGAAGCCGTGCAGGTCGGTCAGCACGCCGCGACGCAGCAGGTCGTCGCCGCCAGCCTCGTTGACGCGGGTCAGGTTGGCCAGGGTGCGCAGATTGGCGCCGGCAGTGGTATCGATCACCAGTTGCAGATCGCCCATCGGGGCGCCGTTGTCAGCGAGGATCTTGCGCGCCTGAGCGGAGTCGCCCAGGGTCGAGGCGAACGGCACGGTGCCAGCGGCGCCGGCGGCACGGGACGCCTTGAGGTGCAGGGCGGCCAGGTCGCCTTCGATCTCGTTGACCAGCGCGCGCATGGCCTGGGCGAACTGGTCGCGCAGGATGACGTTGTAGCTGGCACCGTTGTTGTCGAGGCTGCGCTTCTCTTCACCGTTCCAGCGCACCGGAACACGGCGAGCCTTGGTGATGGTCATGTCGACCTTGCCGATCACCTGGTTGCCGTCGTCCGGCGCGGTGACGGCCGGGGTGATATCGGTCGCAGCGGCGGCCGGAGCCACCGGAGAGGTGACGGTCTGGCCGACAGCGGCACGGTCGTAGGTCATGTCGCTGGAAACGGCCGGGATGAAGCCGACCAGTTCACGGGACACGACATCCATGGCGTTGTACAGGGTGGTGGTCAAGCCGGTGAGGGTGTTGCTCATGGATTTCTCCTGAATCAGTCAGTGACCGCGCCGCCGGAACGGATGTATTCCGCCTTGCCAACGGGGTCGAGCTGGTCGAAAGCGGCGCGATTGATGGTTTTCTTGCCCTTGGCGCCGCCGTTCGGTTGCGAGCCGCCGCCGTTCGCGGTTGCCGGCCACCAGTGGGGCGCCTTGTCTTTCATTTCCGCCATCCACTCCTTGAGGGTCAGCGGCTTGCCGTCCTTGCCGAACAGCCCTTCGGAGGCGACGGGATTGCCGTCCTCGTCGAGCTGGAACAGGGACTGAGCCCGGAACAGCGCGTCCTCGACGGCGTGCTGGTGGATGCCGGCGGCGGACGCCTCGGCGCGGATGCTGTTTTCCAGGACGCGGCGAGTGAACTTCTCGGCGCGCTGCTCGGCAGCCTCGCGAGCCTGGCGCTCCTTGGCGGTTTCCTGCTCGAAGCCCTGTTTCATGCGCTCGGTGCGCTTGTTGAGCACCTCGTCGATCTTCCCGGAGGCGATCAACTTGGCCTCTTCGTCGTCACTGAAGCGTTGCAGGATGGTGCGCACGGCGTTCGGGTCGATACCCTCGAACTCCTTGAGCTGGTCGCCTGCGGTCTTGACCTTGCCCAGCAACTCGGCGTTCTTGGCCTTGAGGCCCGTCACTGCCTGGTTTACCTGGGCGTCGATCAGCGCCTGAATCTCCGGGGTGATCTGCGGCCCTTGGCCACCGCCGCCCTCTGCGCCTTCGCCGGCTTCCTGCATGAACAGTTGCTTGAGTTTGAACATTGGTTGATCCCCTTGGGACGATGGCGGCCTGGCCGCGTTGGTTGGGCGCCGGCTTTACCGGAGCCAGAAACGAAAAAGCCCCGGCAGGTGCCGAGGCTCTTGTGGGGTTGCGCCACGTTTTGCGCTGATCGCGTTTCGTGGCGCGAAAATGAAAAACCCGGCACGGGGCCAGGTCTGGATGTCAGGCGTTAGGGGTCACTCTTCCTCGTCGAACAACGGGTCGACCTCGTCTTCCCCATCGTCGAGCCAGTCATCACCCTCAGGCAACGTGCCGTCATCCAGCAGGTGTTCGTGTTCGGGCTCGAAATCTTCGTCGCGCTCAGTCATCGGCGTGTCCTTGGAGAGTCGTGAGCGCAAGGTTACCCGCGACCTGCGGATGCCGGCCAGCTCAGCACAGCACCACCCTCTCGCCCTTCATAAAGCACGACGCGCACAGGATCTGCTTCGTCCCACCGCTCGCCTTCCCGTTCTTGTAGAACATGCCGATCTTGGTCTCGATGACCTCGCGCGAGCCGCACCGGTAGCACTGAATCATGTGCGCCGGCTTGGGCATCGCTCGGACGCGCTTGCGGGCCTGCTCCAGAGGGGTATCCGGGGCATGTGTTCCTTGGATGACGTGCAGCTGGGGTTTCTGGTCGCTCATGCTGCCAGCATACCAGCTCTCTCGAAAGCGGCAGCGTCTCGCTCGCGGAGTTCGTCGAGCGTGAGATACCGGCCCTTGTCGTTGTAGAAGCGGTCGAGCTGCAAACCGCCCTCGCGGAACAGCTTGCCACGCTCCGGGCCGAGCACCTGATCCTGACGCTTGGCGCTCTGCTTCTTCAGCCACTGCGCATAGGTCGTGTCGGCCGGCACTTGGCCGTCCATGCTCGCCCTGGTGCCGGGATCGATCTCGTCAGGCGAAAGGCCCAACTCCTGCCAGGCCTTGATGACCGGCGTGCTGGTGGATCGGCATTGCCAGTGGATACGGCCAGGCCCGGCACCCCAGGGCACCTGGTGGCCGACCGGCCGGTGATCGCCGGCGGTGTACTTCAGGCCGTCACGCAGTCGGCACGGCTCGCTGGTCCTGGAATCGAGCGTGCTGTGCCAGACCTCGCCGGCCATCAGATCCTCGTTGGCCAGGTAGAACGCATCCCGCGCAACGCCTGCCGTGTGGCTGATCGCCGTGCGCACCATCGCCTCAATTTCGAGCCTGCCGCGCTGCAGTTGACCATCGGCGAAGCTCTCAGCCCGAATGCCCATGACGCGGCGCACGATCTGGTCGGTGGTCATTCCCTCGACAACGCCCATGCGGACAGCATCGCGGATGCGTGCGGCGCGCCCGGACTCCAGGTCTGACAGCCATTCCTTGAGCAGGCGCCCCTGGAATGGCCGGGACATTGCCGCCGCGCGGACCTGGCCGAGATTGGCGTTCGCCAGCGGCACAGCCACCAGCACAGGGCCGGGTAGCGTCGCCGTGAACAGCGCCTGCTGGTAGGCCAGCTCGTAGGCCGCCAACTCGCCCAGCGTCTCGGTGAACTGCTCGCCGATCTCGGCATAGATCGCCTTGTTCAGCTCGCGCACTGACTGCAGCACGGTGTTCATGTGCGTGACGGTGAAGCGATCAGTGCCCATGCGCTCGACAGCTTCGAAGAGCCGCTGCCGCAAGTCCGCATCGGCGCGGTTCAGCAGGGCGATGATCTTGCGGACCTCGCCATTGCTGTAATGCTGCAGGTCGATGGCGTGGGCGACAGCTGCGTCAGCCAGGCGCTCGTTTACGGTGGGCATAACTACTCCTGTGCGTAGACAGCTTCACCGCTCTTTATGCGGAGCACCACCCAGTGAACGCTCCTTCCCAGCGCGGCGGCCGCCTCGGTCTGGCTCGCGTAACGCTTACCATTGAAAATGACTGGCTTGACCAGCCCCGCCATTGTTCGCCTTTCGCGGCTTTCCTCAGTCCAGCCCTTGCCTTTCTTTGCTGCGGATATTCGCGCCTTCCGCTCATCAGACATCGGGCCGTACTTCCGGCCGGTAAGCTTTGCTGATCGCTTCGCGATCGCCTCAGGCGTTAGCTTCCTTCCGGTATTGGCCGCAATAAGCCTAGCGATAACTTCCGGCCCAACTGGGCGACCCTTTTTCGCCTCAGAGATTCGTCTGCGACTTTCCTCGGTGTGCCGAAATCCCTGCATCTGAGCGGAAATTTGCGCTCTTTGCTTGTCGCTCATCGGGGGGCGAACAGATCCCTTTGATGACCCGGCCATTGGCAGCATGTTATAACCGCGCATTCCGAATGCGCCGAGCGCATCAATATGATGTTGCTCCCTCGCTATAAGAGCCGACTCATCAGATACGCGCTCAATCACAACAAACTCAAAGGCGTCAGCGCCGTTTTTTGACCATGCGCGCTGAAGCTTTATGCTGTGGTGCTTTCCACGCTCAAGCAGCCTCTTGTGCGCCATCAGGCGCCGTCTCATGTTGTCCGAGCTGCCAACGTACATCGACCCGCATTGTTTGCTCCGTATGGCGTAAATGCCAGCCTCAGATAGAATATTGCCAGCCATTACCATGACTCCTTGCAGTCTGGTTGTGGTTAGGGTCTGCCGGCGCTGATAACACCGGCAGACCCGAACATTATAGCGAGCCAAGCTGCGGCCCTTGCCGCTCAATCTCTTCTGCTTCTTCGTCCCAGTTGAATTCGTCTGATACCACTCCGCGCCGCTGCATTTCGCTAAATAGCGTTCTCTTTGACAGGTATCCCGAATCACACATGCCCTTCAGAATTGGCAGTGATTGCTCGGGCATATAATCCATATCGAAGTTGCCGCGCACCTCAACCGATCCGCCATCTGCGATGCCTCGGTAATCGGCCATGAACTGCAGCAGTTGCGCCAGCGCATCGGCGAACTGACCAGCCATGCGAGCCAGCGGGGACAGCTCTTGTGCTGCCTCTTCCTCGGCCTGGGTCGCGGTCTTGGCCTGCTGCTTGTCCTTCTGGAGCAGCATCGCGCGGGCCATGCGCATCTCGGCGAGCAGGTCTTGCAGCGCCTGCCGGCCAGCCTCGACCGCCGCGCCGGTGTGCTCGACGAACTTCATGTCGCCGCCCTGGGGCAGGTCCGTCAGCGTTCCGGCGCCGACCTTGAACTCATTGGGCAGCGGCTGGCCATTCGGGTCATAGCGCTGCTCCATCCCGATGCGCACCAAGATCGGCACGCGGATGGTGTGCAGGATGTTGTCCTGGTCGCTCTGGCTCTGCCAGTGCTTGACGTTGAGGTGGGCCAGCTCGATCAGCGGAGGCCGGGCCGTCATGAAGCCAGTGCGACCGGTGTAGAACGTCACCAGAGGGATGCGGGACAGGCTGGTGGCGCCTTCCTCGTGCATGTGCCACTTGCCGTCCTGGTCCTGGCGGTAGACCTTCCAGCTTCCCGGCTCCAGTACGCGGACCTGATCCACGGTCGCAACGCCGAACTCGCCATCGGCCTCCTCGACCGCTTCCAGATAGCGGAACTGCGTCAGCTGGCCGCCCTCGCTACGCCAGCCCAGCACCTGCTCGGGCTTGATCAGCACGGCATAAGGGCGCAGGCCAGCGGCAATCTCGTCGGCACGGGTGCGAACGCCCTCGGCTCGCGGGTACTCGACCAGGGCGTGGCAGATGCCGTGCGAGAGCCCAGTCCTGAACCAGTCCACCGCCCAGGCGTTCAGGTCATTGCCGGCGCGGTCCACGTCGAGGCACCACTGCGCAATTTCTTCCGGTACATCGTCACCGATCTGCAGCGGCTCGGCGAACACGCGGTCGGCCATGTTGCTGACCGTCTCGCTGTAGGCCGGCAGCAGCGTGGACTGAGCCAGGCGCTGCTTGTAAACGTCGGCCTCTTCGCCCGGGTACTGCGGCAGCAGGGCCTTGCCAGCGGCGCGCATGGCCTTTGTGCCGCCCATCAGCGGCGCAACCACCGCCCAGTCGGCGCGCATTGCGTCCACGGCCGGGAGAGTGATGCTCGGGTTGTCGCTCATGGGGTTACATCCGTAGGGGTTGGGTCGTGGTGACGGGCCGGCTGATCGGATACAGGAACGCCAGTGGGTAGCCGGCCGCGTCGTTCAGGTGGTCGTGGCCACTTTTCTTGTCCGGCATTCCGTTCTTGTCGTATGCCTGCTGCTCGAGCCCGTCAGTGAGGTGCGGGCAGCGAAGGGTGTTCACCTTTAGGCGCCGTACCCCATCCCCGTTCATGATCAGGGCATTGACCGCGTTGACCCGATCCGCAATGGCCGGGTTGGTGCTGTTCACGCGGATCGCGAAGCCGGCCTGCTTGAGAATGCTCAGGTCCGACTCGCTCGCGTTCTTGCTGCTGGAGTTCTGGCCGCTGGCGTCCGGGAAAATCTGGATCGGGTGACCCTTGCCGGCGTACCGCTCGCGGATCAGCTTCGCCATGTAGGGCGTGTCGCGACCGTCGGTGATTTCGGCTACCGCCACAGGCCAGCCTTCACGCATCACGTACACCACCGCACTCATCTTGAGGCGGTTGAAGTCCATGCCAATCAGCAGTGGTTCGCGCTCGCGCTCAACCTCATCGCTATGGTTCAGCTTCCGGCAGAAGTCGGGGTAAACGCTGCCGCTGTTGAGGTTGGTGAAGCGGCCCTCGATGTAGGCGCTGATAAGCCCGGCCGGGTAGCTGTCCCGCAAGCTCTGGACATAGTCATCCGGCAGGAACGGGTTGGTGTACGTCGCCGCCTGAACCATCACATAGCCAGGCTTGGGGTTGCGGCCCCAGGTGTCGTAGACGAATCGATAGCCTTCCGGCGTGGTGTACGCGGACACCCGGTTGAACGGCTCAGCAACGCCGGCTGGCTTCTGCCGGTTACGGGCAATGATCTTTCGCCAGACTGCTGCGGCCTGGTCCTTCTTGAGCGTGTCGATCTCGTCGATGTGCGCCCGGTAGGACTCGTAACCGACGATGCGCTCGGGGTTCTCCAGGGTGCGCAGGATGAAGTCCCCGCACTGGCTGGAGCTGGTGTAGATCGCCTTGTCCTGCTGGTGGAATTTGCAGCGGATGCCCAGATCGGTGAGCTTCTCCAGCATCCGCGGCACAAGGATCGTCTTGACCAGGTCGTAGGTCGGCTCGTAGAGCGCGATCAGCGCCGAGGACGACTCCAGGGCATCGCGGACCGCACAGTTGGCCAGCGTCTCGGTCTTGCCGGTGCCGAAGCCGCCCACAAACGCCGGGTATTTGTCGCGCAGCTGGAAGAACCTAGCCTGGGGCTCCGTCATTTGGAGCCGAAGCACTCGCCCTTCCACCTACCACCTCGATCTCGATCTTGGCCACAGGCTGTTCCTGTGGCGGATTGTTCTTCAGCAGCTCGGCGCGGGTGCGCTCCAGGCTTTCGATGCGCGCGGTCAGGCGGTCAATGACGCTGTTGTAGTCCCGGACCTTACTGTTGCGCGTGATCTTCTCGACGCCTTCGAGGGGCTTGCCTTCTACCTCAACTGGCTCGACCTTCTCGCTTTCCAGCTCCAGCGTGTTGCCGAACTCGTTTTCACGAGCCAGGGCACGCATCAGGCGGATGCGGGTCAGGCGCAGCTCCTCATCGACGGCGCCGAGCTCCAGCGTGTGCCAGATCTCGCGCTCTTCATCGGTGAGGTGGGCCGAGTAGATCCCGTGGGTTCGGGCGTTCTGGTTGCCCTGGTGCGTCTTGGTGGCGTTGCCGCCGTGCATGCGGCAGCGACCATTGGGCATTGCCTTCGCCTGGCAAGGATGGCCGCTGCGGGTTCTGGCTCCGCAGGTGGCCATGGGTTACCTCGCAGGGGATTGCATGGGGTGTTTCGCTTTCGTAGGGGTTGTCTTGTGCGCGATGGGGCGTGAGGCTCCCGAGGGGAACTACAACCAGGAGCCAACAAGATGCAGCAGGAATTCCGCGACGCCACCGTCACGATTGAGACCAGCCGGCCTGAAGATGCTGTGCTTGGAGGGTTATCTGGCCACTTCACTCAGGCCGAGCCGAATGTGCAGCCCGGAAGCTACACAGTCACTAATAACCGGGCCGGCGTGCTTTGCATTGAAAGCGAAACCATCCCGGGCTACCTCAGCGCCTACGCAGTCACCGTGAAGGATGAAGGGACGGGCGAGACGATCCGCTACGAGGTGCTATTCCACAACGGCAGGCCGTACGTCAAGAACGGATGCACTTACTTCCAGGCGCGAGTCAGGCCCTAACACCTCGCCGGCGAGTGGCTGCCCCGAATCGCCATCATCCGCGCCGTCTCCTCGTGAAAATGCCCAGCCATGATGGCCACGATCAGCCCTTGGGGCACGCCAGCCTCCCGGGCCTGGTCGAGGGCTGCGACCACCTGGGCGCCCAAGGCATCCAGCGCACCAGCAACCTCGGCGCTGACGGGCTTCTCGGAGTAGATGCGGCTGATATTGCTCATCAGTAATCTTCCCAGCCGTCACGCATCACAGCCCTTCCACATGATGCCGAACAGGCAGTGCCAGTTTCCGCAGCGGGTGCATGGCTGCCATCCCAGGATGCTCAGGATCCGGGCGCGCCCGCAGGTGACGAACACGATTGCTCCCATCAGCCAGATGCGCACCCTTACCTTGGAGGCAGATGCCATCACAGCTCCGCCTTGCGCTTTGCCTGCTCTATGGCGTCGCGCTTGCACTTGGCACACCAGATATGCGGGCGGCCCATCGCGCCACCACACTGCTTGCAGGTGAAACCCTTCGCGACGGTCACGGCCGGCCATCCTTTGGCACGCAGGCGTAGCGCATGCTGGTCACCATCGAGTCGAGCTGCTTGGCTTCACGCCCCGCCGTCTCGCAAGCTGCCTGGGTGCCGAACTCCTGCATAGCAATGCTCCCGCCGTGCGATCCAGTTAGCACCAGTATCAGTATCCAAGTCATCACAGCCCCGCTCCCCGCTTGCGCTCCAGCACCGCATCCACGATCTCGGTAATCTCGCGGTCCTTCTTCGCCTCACTCCAGGCGAACAGCGCGCGAACCAGCACCCAGGCTGGCAGGCCGCAAACGAAGATCACGCCGCCGATGGCGATCATGCCCAGGTCGTCATTCACCCAGTGGCCGAGCTCGAACCAGCGGATCACGAACGCCCCGCCGCCGATACTGGAGACAGTGGTACTGACCATGGCGACTACGAACTCGCGAACGGTGCGCGGCAGTGTCATTGCCATCACGACAACGGCAGCCAACACGGCCATGAAGCCAAAGGCGCCCAGCTTGTACAGGGCAATGCCGCCTGCAGCGGTCAGCGGGCCTGGCTCGGACATGATGGAGATTCCAGTGGGTTTCATGTGGCACTCCCGGCCAGGGCCTGGTGGTGTCGTGTAGAGCCGGCTCTCCATGGCCTGGCATCCGCCGGAGAGCAAGGACGCAGGCATGGGAGCCGGAAGGGGTGGATCGTCGTGCATCCGGGAAAGCGGCCAGCACGTAGCGGCTTTCCTCGGCGGCACAGAAAAGCCCGGATTCGCCGGGCTTCTCCATCGCAGGCAGTGTCAGTAGGGCGTCGCGCCGTCCGTGTCGGGCAGCGGCTTGGCCGTGACCATCACGAAGTGGTTGCTCATGGCGCGCAGGTTGCTTTTCGGTGCCTGGTCATCGACCGAGCCGCCGGCGCGCCACATGGCCAGGCCTAGCTCCATTCGGGTGTACGCGACACCCTGCGGCTCGCTGGCGATGAAGGCGGCGCGGTAGGCGTAGATCGCCGGCTCCGCGAGCGCGGGCAGTACGGCAAAGCAGGACAGGCAGGCGGCAAGCGCGCAGCCCAGGTACTTGGTGATTCGCATGCGATGCTCCTCGATTGTTGTGGCACGGAAACGAAAAGGCCCCGCACATGGCGAGGCCGATAGATAGAGCCCGACTCCCCGCACGTCTACGGGGCGATACCTGTGCTCAGGTCGCGCAGTGTGCTGCGTGTGGCGCGTAGCCAGTCGCAAGCAGGCCGGGATAGGGCTGGGCGCATGGTGGCGAGCCATTCACACGGCCGTTGGCGCCCGGGAACTGGTGGTGCTGGAAACCGAGCGAAACCGGCTCAAGCCCAGCAATCACGCGGCTTTGTGCCGGTGCTGAAACTCAAAAGCCCCGACCAGATTGCTCTGAGCCGGGGCTTCATTCGTTTAATCGTCAATCCTCAACGCGCAAGATCGACAGGATGGGCGTAGTTTGTTGCACGGTTGCCTGCCGTGTCAAGCGGCAATGTCCAGCAGCACACCCTCTGCGCGCAGAATCACCTCAACCTCGGCCAGCGCCTCCTTCACCATGCCCTCCAGCACCGACTCGACGCCCTTGCGCCATCGCCAGTAGGTCGTCCGGTTCAGGCCTTGGCTGTCCCAGGTGTTCAGGTCGTAGAACTCGGACGGCAGGATGATCATGTCCGTCGAACGCTTGCCGGATGCGCCTTTGAGCTGCGGGATTGCCCAAGCGGTGACGGCCTTGTAGACGAACAGGCGCGGCGCGTGACTGGCGATCAGCGGCACCAGGGCGCCAATGGATCCAACCTTGTGCGCCTTGTGCGTGCTGTACCGGGCGACCAGCGCATCCCAGTGGCGCGGCTTGAGTTGGCTATGCAGGCGGGAGTAGACCCAGCAATCCGCATCCTGCCGACTGATCGCACCAGAGCGCGCCGCGCGCACCAGGCTCGCCAGATCACCAGCCTCCCCGCTCGACTGATAGAGCTTCTGCCAGGCCTGCTTGCTTGTCGAGTCGATGCACTCGGCCGCCAGGGCGGATACCACTGCCGCCAGTACGCTGGTGTAGATCATGCCACTCCCCCTTTCTTCAGCTCCCGGAGCTTCGCCCGGTACTCCGCCTTGATGGCCTTCAAGTCTTCGATCGTGTAGCGCTTGGGCTCGTGCGTCCCTTCCAGCCAGGCAACCCGGTCGGCGCCGATCTTCGCCACCAGGTTGATCCGGTAATTCACGATGTCGCCGGACTTGTGGTTATTGCAGGGCGCGCATTGCTTGTGGACGTTGAACGGCTCGAACCGCAGTTCCGGGGTCGATCCCACTGTGCGGTAATGGCCAGCGTGGTACTGGCCCTGGTGGTGCCGGCCGCAGCTGATGCAGGGCTGGTCCCGGTCACGCTCGCGCACCCAGGCGTTGAACACGGCCTGCGCCTCGCGCATGTGGTCGGCCCTGGTCTTGAGCCGTTGCTTGGCAGCGCGGATCTCCTTCCGCTCCATCGTGGCCAGCGCCTTGCGCTCTCGATCCTGCTTCGCCCGGGTCAGGGACAGAGCGCACGGGACGCTGCAGGCGACCTGCAGGGGCTTGGACGGGGTGAACTGCTCGCGGCAGTGCCGGCACTTCTTGGAGCGCGTCGCCTTACCGGCCTGTACTGCTTGCCTCACTCCCCGCCCTCCTCGCCAGCGCCGCCACAACAGCATCCCGGGCATCCTCGGCCACAGCTGCCAGCAGCCGGCGCGCTTCCGCCTGCCGCTCCTTGCCCTTGAGTTCCCGGCACTTCCACCGGATCAGGCACGCCTGCTTGTCGGCCTCGATCAGCGCCCGATCCGTTGCTGGCAACAAGGCCAAATTGCGCGAGCCAGTCATGGCCGACACCCTCGTAATGCTCGCCTGTGTTGCCGTTCTGGCCGATCACGTCGATTCGGCTGATCTTCATTTCCCTCACCGCCCCCACTCCAGCCAAGCGCCCAAGCACACGCAGCCCATCGCGAACAACGGCTGCCCGAAAAACAGGAACAGGAACGCGAACAGCCAGATCACGCCGCAATCCCCCAGTGGTCAGCCGTGGTGAACTTCACGCCCTGCTCGGCGGCGAACGCCTCCATCACCTCGAACATGTCCGAGAACCACTTCTTGCTCTGCTTGCGGGTCGAGATGCCCAGCACCACGAAGCCGCCATCCAGGCCAGGTACGGCGCGCTGCTTCTCCACCGAGGCGCTGAAAATGTGCTTCCAGTCCTCTTCCTTGAGCTTCTGGCCGTACCACTCAACCTGGCGGCTGATGTCGCGCAACATGGCCCACATGCGGCGGTTCTGCGGGTCGCTTCGGACCTCTTCGCGCATGGTCCAGGTCCAGCCGGCGGAGAGGTCCACCTTCTGCAGGATTGCGATGGCGCGCTGGCGATCAATTTCGCTGCGGAGCGGGAATGTCGGATTACCCACGGCGATGCCTCCCCTTCTCGTCCTCGACCTCCTGGCACGGCGCGCAGCGGATCGCCCAGGGCGCAGCGGCACGGCGGGCGGCCGGGATCTGGCAACCACAATCCTCGCAGTCGTCCTGCCCGGCGCCCTGCATCTGGGCGCGCACAAGGGCAACGCCGCCCAGCTCGGCCAGCGTCGCGTTGGCAGACGCTTTGTCTGCGGGGTCGGCGGCGGTACGGGCCAGCTCAAGGGCTTCGGCCATTTCGGTTCGGTCAGTCATGGGCAGCACCACCTGCACCACCTGCACCACCTGCAGGTTTCCGCTGCTCCTGCATGACCTGCAGCTTTTCGCGCAACCTGCTGGTCAGCGGCGGCGCCTGCAAAACGGGCAGCTCCTGCTCAACCAGCACCAGCGCGATACACAGCCCCTGGAGCAAGGCGCTCTCGGTTGTGCCTTGCGGCTCAGGTGCCGGCAATGTCGCCCCGGCAGCCCTCAGTTGGTCGCGCACCCGTTCCAGGGCCGCCGCAAGCCGGTCGCGGTCAGCTGCCAGTGCCGCCCAATGCTCTGCCGCCTTCGGCCCATGCAGTAGCTCCAGCAGTCGCAGCCGCTTGACCTCTGCCCGGAGCTTTTCCGCCTCGGCCGACCAGTCAAGCCAGGCGTCGAGATCAAAGTCACCCCTGACGCCTTCGCGCAGCCGCTTGTTTTCGGAGCGCAACTTGGAGACTTCCGCGCGCAGGTCTCGCATTTCGCGAGCCTCAGTCTCCTTGTGCATCTTGTAGAGCCCGGCCAGCGCCTCGTTTTGCTCAATGAGCTTGAGCACAGCGGCCGGGCTGACTGCCTCGGCGAATGCCTGCTCCGCCGGGGACAACCCGAACGATGGCTGCCAGTCATTCGGATCGCCGTACATGGCGTTATCCGTGCGCGCAGCCTCGGCCAGCGCCTTCAGCTTCTCGATATCAACCACGATCAAACCCCTCTTCGCGGAATACCCGCACTGCAAACTCGATGTAGCCGGTGATGCCGGCGGCGGCGATCCAGCAGAGGGCCTGAAATGCGTACTCAGCCATCAGAAATTCACCTCGACGTCATTGCTGCTGCGGAAGTGCTGGGCGAGCGGAACGAACCTGGAACAGGACCCCTGGAACGCGGTGAGCACGGTGTCGATCTCGCCGTCACGGTTCTTGCGGATCAGGACTTCGCCGATACCCTTGTCCTGGGTGTTCGGGTGGTAAACCTCGTCGCGGTACACGAACATCACGATGTCGGCGTCCTGCTCGATGGCGCCGGACTCGCGCAGATCGGAAAGGACCGGGCGCTTGTCGGGGCGAGACTCGCAGCCACGATTGAGCTGGGCCAGGATGATCACCGGGCAGCCGATCTCGCGAGCCAGTAGCTTGATCTGGCGTGACATCGCGGTGACATCCTCAACTCGGCCGGCGCCCTCGCCCTCGATAAGGCCCAGGTAGTCGATAACCACCAGGCCCATGCCACCCATGCGGTGCTTCTGCCGGCGCACAATCGAGCGGATGCGCGGCATGGTCATCACCGGAACATCGGATACCGCAATGGGCGCCTCCGAGATCTTGTGGGCGGCACTCGTGAGCTGCGCGGCGTAGTCGTTGCAGCACTCGCCAGTTTTCAGCGATGGGAGCGGTATCCCGCCAACCGCCGCGATGAGGCGATCCATGAGCTGGGTCTTGCTCATTTCCAGGCTGATGACGGCAACCGGCTTGCGCTGGTTGATGGCCGCGTCAGCGGCTATGTTCATGGCCAGCGTGGTCTTGCCCATCGCAGGGCGACCGCCGATGACGATCATCTGCCCCGGCTTCATTCCCTGAAGACGCCGATCCAGGTCAGGAATGCCAGTGCCCAGGCCGTCGATGGTTTCACCCTTGGCCAGGCGGTCGTTTCGCTCCTGCAAAATCTCGATGTGCTCGCGCAGGATGTCACCCACCATCTGGCACTCGACATCTGCGCCGCTGGCATCCAGAGCGAGGATGGTCGATTGCGCCTGGGCAATCTTGTCCTCAACGGCTGCCTGCTCGTGGGCGATCTCGTGGATTCGCTCTGCTGCGGCCGCGATCTGCCGGCCAACGGCGCGGTCACGGATAATCTGCGCGTAGACCTTGGCGTTTGCGGCGCTCGGGGTGTTCTTCTGGATCTCGCCCGCATAAGCCATCGTGCGGGTGCCGCTTGGCAGTTCGGTGCGGCGCTCGCCCAGGGTAATCACGTCAACCGGCTGCCCATCGTTGTGTAGCTCGAGGATCAGGCGGTACAGGTCGGCGTTATCCTGGTATGCGAACGCTTCAGGCGACAGGTCATCGCTCAGGACGTCGATCAGGTGCGGCTGCTTGAGCATTGCGCCGATGACGCCGTGCTCCGCTTCCAGGCTGTGAAGTTCGATCATTGCTGCGCCTCCGAGATTTCACGGAACACGGCGCGGCTGACCAGGGCTTCGAGGCGCGGAACGACGTTCTGGCCGCGGTAGAACACCTGGGAGCGGTTGTTGGCCTTCTGGAAGAACGGCAGCCAGAAATCCTTGCCGCTCTGGTGCTCCGGCGATTCGTTCCAGCGCTCGACAATCATGCTGCGAAGCGCCTTGTCGGCCTTCACGGTCACTGCCGGCAGGTTCGGGCAAACACGGTGGTACAGGTCGATGATCTGATCCACCGGGACGTCAGCTTCGCCGGCTTCCGGTGCGGACGGCTGGACTGCCGCACGGACCTTCTCGGACTTCACCCACTTGACCAGGCGGTTGCACCAGCCAGCAGCGGTGTCGCATACCGTGGCATGTGCCGCCCAGTGGCAGACAAACCCGGCAATCAGCTCGTCGGTGAACGCCTCGAGCTGCACGCCCTGCATGGTGGCGTAGGTTTTCAGCGTTGCAGCGTCCGGCTTCCAGCCAAGCGTCATCGGCCGGTACTGGCTCCCCTCGAAAATGTCAGCGACCTTCGCGCCGGCGCCCTGAGCAGAGCCTGAAGTAATCTCTGTAGTAGTCTCTGTAATAGATTGGCGTTTTCCGCCATCACAGACTGGCGCTTTCGTGCAATCCAGTTTGGCGCTTTCCGCCATACTGGATTGGCGCTTTTGTACATCCAGGCAATCAATGACCTTTTCCAGGTTGACGCGGAAGTAGGTCTTGCACGGAACGCCCTTCTTCAGCTCTTCGACCAGACCCAGGGCCTTAAGCTTTGCCCTGGCGGTTTCCTGCTCGCGTCGCGTGAGGCCGGTCTCGGCCTCCCATTCGGCCTGGGTCTTGTAGAACCAGCCATCGGTGTCGCTGGTGCGACTAGACCAGTAGACGGCCTGGGAAAGCATCAGGGCGCCCGTAACGCCAGCGCCCAAATCAACGAACTGGCGGTGATAGGCTACTGGCCGCTCGAGCATCGATTGCAGCGGCATAGTGTCCTGACCTCGAATGACAGAAACTCGAGTATTCATGCGTCAGCCCTCTCGACAATCAGAGCCAGCGAACGCTTTGGCTTGATAGGGCACTCGGCGGGCAGGTGCTCGAGCAGGATGCTTTTGGATACGGCGGCAGCACTTATGATCCATTGCGGGACCAGGCTGATCGGGCAGCTGAAGCGAACTTTTTCTTCTTCGCGCCACATTGCTATGCCGCACTGAAACCGAGCCATCTCGGCGAACAAGCGGACGCGCTCTGCATCGGATTCAGCGCTTCTTATCTTGGCGAGATCCATGTCGACTGCGAGGTAGTAACTGCCGTCGCTGGTTGTCACGCACGAAGTACAGAGCTCGCTAATCGTGCTGATAAAAGTCTCGAGCGACCCACGAAAGAATTCGCGCCCATCATTGATGCGCTCGAGCTCGAACATTTCATGAATTTCGCGCTCTACGGCGAGCGGATCCTCCACCTCGCCATAACACAGCAAATCGAATGGCATGGGGGCACTGGTCGAACTAGACAGCTCATGGACGCGCTGGCTCGGGGCGCGCTCAGTCATGCCGATCTTGAAAATGCCCGGCATAGCTTGATTGCCCAAGCAGTAGATAAAACCGAATTTCATGGCTTATACTTCCTCCGTCATACGTACTTCTGTGCTCACTTCGGTTGCAGCCGAAGCGCACAACGAGGCCCGCAGATGCGCCAAACACGCACTGCGGGCTTTCTTTTTGCCGTCCGCGCTGTAGCTCGCTCGCACCTGGCGGGCAAACTCCATTGCATGGGCCTGGTGTTCTTCCCGGCTGGCCATTGCGACCAGTGCCGGATTACCCATCCCGGAAAGCGCCTTGGTCAGCGTCCTGTTGATCTGTTCCATTCCGAACCCCTGGAAACCACTGGATAACCGTCCACCCAACCCGGGCGACTACTCCTGCCCTCCCCATCCCCGCAGAATGCGAGGCATGGAAAAGGCAGCCCTAAATTCATCCCGCCAAACGATCAGCCAGCTCGACTGCCTTCTCTCCGCATTCGCGCAGGGCCTGGATTTCGTTGCCGGTGGGATCGGTGGTGCGGCGGCCGCGACGGTCGTCGGGGGCGAGTTGGGCGCGGCGGCCGGAGCTGGGCGCAGCCTCACGCTGAGCGATGACCTTGAACTTGCCCTTGGTGATGACCTGAATCTGGTACTGGCGCGCCTCGGGGACTTCCTCGCCCCACATGCTCACAGCGCTCGGCTGGATGCCCAGGGCCTCGGCCAGCTTCTTTTTCCCGCCGAAATGGGCGGCGACGTCTGCAGTCTTCATTTCGTCTCCCGAATCTGACTGGACGCATTTCAGCATGCTTAATTTACAGGGTCAACAAGCCCCGCAGACTCAATGCATACTTAATTTCAGTTCACTTAACATCAACGGCATGGAACGCCACGAACGCATCGCAAAGGCCATCGCGGCCAGCGGCAAGAAGAAGGGGGAGATTGCAGACGCTTGCGGCGTCGCAGCCTCTGCCGTCACTCAATGGATTAACGGGACAAGCAAGAGCTTGCGACCCGAAAATCTGTACGCCCTGGCGAAAGTCACCGGGTTTCGTGCTGAGTGGCTCGCCATTGGAGAAGGCCCGGAGCGGGAGGCTGACTCCTCGCCCCCTCCCAAACCCATCGAATCGAACGCCCAACTGATCGGCATGATGTCCGGCTGGGACAGCAGCACGCCGCTACATGACGACGAGGTAGCCATCCCCTTGTTCAAGGAAGTCGAGTTGGCCGCCGGCCATGGCGCCACTGAGGTCGTGGAAGTGCCGGGGCGCCTGCTGCGGTTCGCCAAATCCACCCTGCGCGAGGCCGGGGTCCAGGAGCACAACGCCGCCTGCGCCACGATCAGCGGCACCAGCATGGAACGCCTGATCATGGATGGCGCAACGATCGGGATCGACCGGGGCACCACGAACATCATCGATGGCGAGATCTACGCCTTCGACCATGACGGCATGCTGCGCGTGAAGTACCTCTACCGCATCCCTGGCGGTGGCCTGCGCGTGCGCAGCGAGAACAGCGAGGAGTACCCGGACGAGATCATCGAGCCCGACCAGCTCAGCCACGTCCGCATCCTGGGCTGGGTGTTCTGGTGGTCAACGATCCGGCGCCGGAACGGGCTGAGGCTGGCGAAGTAATCGCGCAGCCAGACATAGCCATAGGAGTTGCACATGGAAGATAGAGCCGGCATGCCAATTACGCAGGATGACGTGACATTCACGGTCAGTGAATTCATGGAGTTCCTGGCTGCTACCGGGCGCAGCAGCAAGTGCCCGGTCTGCCCACACCAAGGCGACTGGATCTTCCACACCATGCCCGACAACGAAACGGTGGCGATCTACGCCGCCAAGCACTTTGGCATGGATGATGGCTATATGCCTGTCGCCTACATGGAATGCCCTACTTGCGGCTTTCTACAGCAAACCAGCCTCTTTGCTGTGATGTGCCATAGAAAAGGAGTTCGCAATGAGTCGTGACCTGCGCCTGGCGGTCAACAATGTGCGGCACGGCGAGTGGACCGAAACCGCCCTGCGGCGCCATACTGGGGGAAATCCACCGGGAGGTGATGGAATGGATGGCCGCATCCGAGACCTTGAGCGCGACATGACCGACGTGAAGGTGGCGCTCGGCAAGGTGGAGACTCGCCTTGCGAACATCGAACAGAACATGCTCACCAAGGGCCAGATGGCGATCTACGCCCTGATGGGCGGCATTGCTGTATTCGGCGCCGGCTGGTGGGTTGTTCAGCAGTACCTGGCTCCGCTGGTGGCGAGCCTGCCGAAATGATTGATTGGCAAGTCGAGCCTCATCGCGCGCAAACATAACCAAGCCCCGCACCTCGCGGGGCTTTTTGTTTCTGCGCCACAGCCACCGCCTGACCCGACACCCTTCCCCGGCCCGCATTGCGCGGGCTTTTTTGTGCCCGTGAGACGCACCTTCCCCCTCTGCTGAAGAATTAATTTCAGTTTGCTTAATTTTCTTCTTGACGGACGATTTCAGATTGCTTAATTTTCACATCAACGCCGGCACACACCGGCAGGCCGAAAGGTCACGCACAGCTCTGGTGAAGACGCCAGATAGCAAGGGGGCAGCGAAATGCCTTCCCGGCCCCGAAGAGGGATCGACCGGATCTGGCAGACAGATAGTTCTTTGACATGCGTTGCGCCGCCCAAGAGGCCAGTAGCTGCGGGCGGCGAGCAAGACAGACGATTCCTCGGTGCGCCTCAAGCGGGGCGCATCAGGGGGAATCCACTGGAGGGAAACAGAATGCAAATCGCGGTACTCAACTTCGACTGCAGCAAGCTCGACGCCACCCCGGCAAGCCGCACCCTGATGGGCGTTTCGGCTTACGACGCGGACGGCGCCACGGTGCTGGAGAACTTCAACATCGAGCAGATCGTTGACCACTTCGGCATCGACGACCTGCTGGACGAGATTGGCGAGGAGGTAGCTCGCCGCCACTTCGAAATCGAGGGGTGAACGATGGCTAAGTTCGACATCGATAGCCACATAAGCAACGGCAAGCGCATCGACTGGCTCGCCCTGCCGGATCAGGGCGAGTCTGTCACGGACACAGTCACCCAGGTGAAGCAGGCGGCAATGACCAAGTTCGGCATTGATGCCTTCCTGGCTCGCTGGTCGCACGTCGTGGCCAGCAATGGGTTCGTGACCGTGCAGATGCACACCTGACCGCTTCACTGGATGCCCTTCTCACGAGGGGCATCTGGGAAGCCTTTCCACGGAAGACCCCGCCATGACCGATTACATCGAACTCGCCGGCTGGCGTGTCCAGCTGGCCAACCGCCTGACTGCGAAGGAAGGCGAGGCCGTTGCGCTGGCCGCCGCCGGCAATACGGCGAAGGAGTCAGCGCGCGCCCTGGGAGTTTCTCAGGACACCGTCAAGGACCGCTGGCTCAATGCTCGCGACAAATTCGGCTACATCGGTAGCCTTCGCGAGCTACTGGTGCATATGGCCCTGAAAGGCCTCATCGCCCCGCTCTGCCTGATGCTCACCCTGGCTGGCCCGTTCCAGCAGCAGACCCAGCCGGTGCGCCGGCCGGAGGCGCCGCGCTCGGCGCAGATGGTGCGCGTGCAGCGAATCGAATTCACCTATCTGGCCGCGTGAGGCGGGGCCAGGCATCACTCAAGAGGAAAGGACATGCCTGAACATGCGAAATGCCGAGGATGCGGAAAGAAGCTCGGCGGCACGCCATACCATCTAGGCGGCCATGCGTACGATCCGGACACGGGCGAGGCTGTTAAGGCCTGCCACTACGGCGGATGGGTTTGCTCACGGGAGTGCGACGTTCGGGCCTGCGTTGAGCTTGAGGGGACCATGCCTGGGTGCAGAACAGTTAACCAGTTCGACCGGCTCAGCTGCTTTGCAAAAGACCGCATTCGAGATAACTGGCGCGACTAACCCGCCCACCCTGCCGGTAGCAGGCCCACACGCCAACCACACAAGAACAAGAGGCGAACCCCGCCATGACCGAATACATCGAGCTGGCCGGCTGGCGAGTTCAGCTCACCAACCGCCTGACCGCGAAAGAGGCCGAGGCCATTGCCCTGGCTGCGGCCGGCAAGACGGCGAAGGAAGCCGCCCGCACCCTGGGCGTATCCCCGGCCACGATCCAAGACCGCTGGCTGCATGCCCGCGACAAGCTTGGGTATCTCCCCAGCCTGCGCGATCTGCTGGTACAGGCGGCACTGCGCGGGCTGATCGCCCCGCTCTGCCTGATGCTGGCCATGGCCGGCCCGATGCAGCAGCAGACCCAGCCGGTGCGCCGGCCGGAAGCGCCGAGGTCGGTGCAGATGGTCAGGGTGCAGCGGATCGAATTCACCTATCTGGCCGCGTGAGGCGGATCAGGCATCACTCAAGAGGAAAGGACATGAGCGAACAGCTGACGCTGGATGGCAAGCCGATCGAGAAGACCATAACCATGCACTGTTACTTGGTGGGTGATCACGATTACTACGCCGCTACCTCTGGCGACGAAGCAGAGCGCCTGCATCTTGATCTCCTCGGACTGGATGACGACGAGCGCGAAGAAGCGCAGCTGGTCATCGGCGAGCTTCTGGATAAACCATGGGTTGATGAAGACACCCGAGAGCCTTGCGGAACCCTTCGTCAATGGCTTGCCGAGGCTACTGAGCCTGGCTGGCTCGCTGGCACCGAGTGACCGCCCCGCGTGGCCGTTCGCCATGCTGCTGAGTTAGCGCCGGCATACACCACCGGCAGATCGTGGGGCCAACCATGGATCAAAGCGCTCGGCAGTGAATAAACGGCAAGCCAGGGCGGCCGGTGAATGCCGGCGACCCCTGTAACGCAGTAGCCGCGCTGCGGGCGAAAGAGCGGCCCGATTCACCCAGCAGGGCGGATCGGGAATGGATGAATGCGCAGGCTGATGCGCGGGGGCCTGTAACTGCCCATATGGCGGTCGCTCAAAAGTGGCTGAGGTGTAATGACTCAGGCTCTTGTTCCCAAAATGCCAGGATCAGCTCTGGCCATCCATTCCCGATGCGTCCTGCATCAATCCCAACCCCCGGAGACCACCATGCTCCTGATCATCCTGATCGGCGCAGCCCTTCGCCATGCGCGTCCCGAAAGCGCGCCTGACGCAAAGAAGGCTGACGCCGATGTGCTGCGGCATTGCCCGCCTTGCGAGCGATGTACCAGCGGGGTCGCAGTCGTTCGGGCGACGGCCTCCCCGCCAAGAAACCCCGTACCTCGGGTGGATACCACGTCCGCTCACGCCTGGGGACGAACTGATGGAGCGATTCGGTCCGGTTGGCGCCCGGTTTAGGACTCAGCAGCCATTACGCACCAGTCCCTGGGCATGGACAGAAAAGGCCCGCCTCAACACCAATCCCCTCGCCTCCTTCCTGCTGGTCACTGGTCTCCATCAACGAAACCAGGGTCCGCGATAGCCAGTGCCCAGCAGAAAGGACGCGACCACGGAGGACACGCCATGTCCATGTACGCAGCAATTGCCCGCAGCAGCCATTCGATGCGCCTGGCGCAGATTGCCCATGACAACGCCGATCCGCCGGAGGAAGTGACGCCCTGGCTGGAAACCACCGAGGGCGCCAACTGGCTGCACGGCACGGCGCTGGATCTTCGCCACGGCCGCGACTTCAAGCTGGACGGCAAGGTGAAGGTTTCGGTTCGCGCCTTCCTGCTGGAGTTTGCGCCAGCCGCCTCCGAGCTGATGGCTGCAGATACCGACTTCGAGCTGGAGCAGGACCTGGCCGCCGGCCGCCCGCCGCGCACGGAGCGCTTCGAGAAGCTGGCCCAGGAGATCGCCGAGCGCCTGGTTGCGCCGCACGCCGACGAGGCCGAACAAGAACTGCTGATGGAGATGTTCTAATGAGCAAGGAAGTGAAGCGGTACAACTTCGACGTGGACAAATTCGGATCGCCGCGCGCGTACGAATCTGAACACGGCCGCTGGATGAAGCGCGCCGACTACGACGCCCTGCTCGCTGAGCGGGATGCTCTGGCAAAGGATGCGGAGCGGTATCGGTGGCTGCGCAATCCAGATCAAGACGTGGCCCTTGTGCTGGACAAGATGGTCAGCTCGGGGGTGTACGAATATCGCGCCGGTGATGAGCTTGACGCAGCTATCGACGCCGCAATGCAAGGAGATCAGCAATGACCACTCCCCTCATCCCCTCTTTGGTAGACGACCAGCTGGCCGAACTGGACAGCTACGACACCCAGGAGGCAGTCGGCGAGACGCCCGAGGCCGCCATCCGTGCCGCCGAAGGACTTGGCCTGGATGGCTGGCCCCGCAGTGCCTCACGCGAAGATCGGGAGGGTCGGATGCTGTGGGTTCACCGGTACGAGCGGCCGGAGGTGCGCCGTGCCTGACAAAGAACGCGCCCGCACCCACTTCGAGGCCCGCGCCATCGTCTACGGCCTCGACATCGCCAAGTGCACCAACGGCCACGACTACGACAACGACGAGACCCAGCGCTACTGGCTGGGTTTCTGCTGGGCGCTCGGCCTGGCCTGAATTCAAGGAGTGCAAGATGGAGATCGACTGTAGCAAGGCGCCGGAAGGGGCGACGCACTGGGGGCCGGAAACGGATTGCCATTGTGAGTCATGGTACGAAGTGAAGGATGGCGCGATAGTCCGGTTCCTCCCGGCGGACGAGGCTGCGCAACCAATGCGCTATGCCGAGCATGGGCCGGCGTACTACCACTCAGTAAGTGATTTGGTAGCTCTTCCGGCCGCATGGACCGGCGCCGGCCTGCCACCTGTTGGCGCAAAGGTAGTCCTCAGCGACGCAAACCACGATGTCTTTGAGCCCTACAAGGAGATGATCGGCGTTGAGGTAGCGGTAGTCGCTTCGTTCGCATCCCCTGCCGGCTTTGACATGATCGCATGCGCGCTGCCTGACGGCCTGTGCGGCTGCTTCAGAGCCGACATGGCTCGCCCCATCCGCACGCCTGAGCAGATCGCGGCGGAAGAGCGGGAGCGCGCCATCGACGACCTGTGCGCTTCCATCGTAAGCCACTACGAAGCGCCGAAAATGTCCGAGCATTACCTCGGCCTGGCCAGGGCCCTGCATGACGCCGGCTACCGCAAGCAAGCCTGACCCCCCCTCCCTCTCAATTCACCGAATGCGCGGCGCCGTAGGGGTTGCTGCGCGTGGAGAAAAGCATGACCGACCTTACCGCCGCTGCCCCGCAGCAGGGGTTCAGCCTCACCCCGAAATCCCTCGACGAGGCCATGCGCTTCGCTGACATCCTGGCTAAGTCCAGCATCGTGCCCAAGGACTTCTCCGGCAACCCCGGCAACATCCTGGTGGCCATCCAGTGGGGTCTGGAGCTGGGCCTGCAGCCCATGCAGGCGATGCAGAACATCGCGGTCATCAACGGCCGCCCTGCTCTCTGGGGCGACGCGGTAATCGCCCTGGTTCGCAGCTCCCCGCTGTGCGAGTACATCTACGAGACCGACGACGGCGAGACGGCCACCTGCCGGGTGAAGCGCCGTGGCGAAGAAGAGCAGGTCCGCACATTCAGCATGGCCGACGCGAAGGTCGCTGGCCTGCTGGGCAAGGCTGGCCCCTGGACGCAGCACCCCCGGCGCATGCGCCAGATGCGCGCCCGGGCCTTCGCCCTGCGCGACGTGTTCCCGGACGTGCTGCGCGGGATGCCGGTAGCCGAGGAAGTGCAGGACATGGTTCCGGCGGAGCGCGACATGGGCTCGGTACCGCGCACCACGCCGCAGCAAAATCAGCTCCCCGCAGCTCTGCCGGCTTACCCCGACGAGAAGCTGGCCGAGATGCTGCCGGCCTGGCAGGCCGCTATCGCGGAAGAGAAAACCACCCCCGAGCGGATCATCAAGATGGTGCAGTCGAAGCACGTCCTGACCGATGACCAGCGCCAGAAGATCATGGACCTACAGCCGGCCCTGGAGGGCTCCGCACAATGAGCATGACCATTCATGACGTAGCCCAAGGCACCCCGGAGTGGCACGCCCTGCGCGCCGATCACTTCACCGCCTCCGAGGCGCCCGCGATGATGGGCGCCTCGAAGTACCAAAGCCGGACCGAGCTGCTGCAGGCGAAGAAGTCCGGCCTGGTGCCGGAGGTGACCCCAGCCCAGCAGGCGCTGTTCGATCGCGGCCATGAAACCGAGGCCCTGGCCCGCCCCATCGTCGAAGAGACGCTGGGCGAGGACCTGTATCCGGTGGTTGGCACCAGCGGCAACCTGCTGGCCAGCCTCGACGGCCTGACCATGCTGGGCGACGTCATCTTCGAGCACAAGTTGTGGAATGAAGAGCTGGCCGCCCAGGTGCGCGCCGGCGAGCTGGATCCGCACTACTACTGGCAGCTTGAGCAGCAGCTGCTGGTCAGCGGCGCCGAGCGGGTGATCTTCGTGGTATCGGACGGCACCCGGGAGCGCTTCGCTCACATGGAATACCGCCCGGTGCCTGGCCGCGCCGAGCAGCTGGTGGCCGGCTGGAAGCAGTTCGAGCAGGATCTGGCCGCATTCGAAGTGCGGGCGCCGGCCGAGCCTGCCGCCGTTGGCCGCGCACCCGACGCACTGCCGGCCCTGCGCATCGAAGTCACCGGCATGGTGACTGCCAGCAACCTTCAGGCCTTCCGTGATCACGCCATGGCTGTGCTGGGCGGCATCAAGACCGAGCTCGCCACCGATCAGGACTTCGCGGACGCCGACAAGACGGTCAAGTGGTGCAAGGACGTCGAAGATCGCCTGGCAGCGGCCAAGAGCCATGCCCTCAGCCAGACCGCCAGCATCGACGAGCTGTTCCGCACGCTCAACGCAATCGCCGACGAGACTCGGGCCAAACGCCTGGAGCTCGACAAGCTTGTGAAGGCCCGCAAGGAAACCATCCGCCTGGATATCAAGGCCAAGGCGGAAGCCGCGCTGGCCGCGCATATCACCGAGCTGGAAAAGGGCCTGATGCCGGTTCGCCTGCCCCGCACCACTGCCGACATTGCCGGCGCCATGAAGGGCAAGAAGACCGTCGCCAGCCTGAAGGATGCTGCTGATACCGAGCTGGCCAAGGCCAAGATCGAGGCCGGCGCCATCGCCGAGCGGATCGCTACCAACCTGCGCACTGTCCGCGAGAAGGCGCCCGATCACGGCTTCCTGTTCAACGACCTGCAGGAGCTGGCCCAGAAGGATCCCGAGGCGGTGGCTGCCATCGTGGCCCAGCGCCTGGCCGACCACCAGCAGGCCGAGCAGCGCCGCCAAGATGTCGAGCGCGAGCGCATCCGGGCAGAGGAGCAGGCGAAGCTGGCCAAGCCGGCGCCCGCTCCGGTGATGGACGACGAGCCGTTCGTCTCCCAGCTTTCGGAGCAGATCGGTCTGGCGCCGCGCCGTTCGGCTCCGGCGGAAACCATCACCATCACCCGCGCCGAGTACGACCAGCTGCTGGCAGATCAGCGCCTGCTGCGCGCCCTGCAGGCTGCCGGCGTGGATAACTGGGATGGCTACAGCGAGGCGCTGCAGGAGGTCGCCTGATGCACCTCTCCGCCTGGTACCGAGGCAAGCGCGTCACCGTGCCGGTTGAGGCGGTGACGCACTTCCTCGCCGACTGTAAGTACGTGGCCGCCCACCACCCTGGCGGCGTGCTGATCCTCACCGATTCGCTGACTCGACTGGAGCGAGAGCTGCCGGAGTTCATCCGTCTGCACCGTGGCGCCCTGGTGCGCCGCTCGCTGGTCACCGGCTTCCGCTCCCAGCGCATCAATGGCGATCGCCGTCTGATCGCCTTCGTCTCATTTCAGGCTGCGCCCATCACTGTTGGTCCCACCCGGGCCGATCAGGTGGCGCAACTGGTCCTGCAGCGTGCCGCCTGATGCGCGGCGCGCCTACTGGAGAACAACTAATGCAAATCTGCACCATCACCCCTTCACAGCGTGAGGCCGACGCCGCTTGGCTGGCCGAGCGCATGGCCTCCTACACCGGAGCGATCCAACGCCTTCCGGGGTTCGAACGCGCCGCCCCGGCGCCCAGCCGGCCCAACTGGATAGACCCCGAAACCAAGCTGCGTCGCCGTCGCAACGTCTCGCCCGGCCGCAACCTGGCGCAGCGCATCAAGGCCCTGGCTCAGATCGAAATCGACGGCGTGACGATCGCGCGCAGCGCTGCCGAGATTGCACGCCAGCTGCGTGCGGACGGCATGCGCATCACCTCGACCCAGGTTGAGATCACTGCTGCGCGCAACGGTATCGAGCTGCGGGAGCTGGGCCGTGCGGTTCGCTGATCCGCTGGACGCGGTACGGCATGCGGCCTACCGCGCAACGGTTACCGGCCAGCCCTGGGGCGTCTACGACCTGGGCCGGCGCGTCATCACCGCCCTGCTCGGCCGGATCAGTGCTGAGCGCCTGCTGGAGACCTGCCATCCATGACGGCCATGACACAGAAGGAACGCAGCGCCAAGTCAGCCGCAAAGCGCGCTGCAGCCGGCGAGCGCGAGCTGCGCATCCGCGCGAGCTGGATAGCGGCGCGGCCTCGGTGGACGATGAGTAGGGAGCGAGCATGACCCGCAGCACATCCAACCCCTTCACGCAGCTCACCCTGCCGACGACCCTCTCTGATCTGATCGTGGCGCGAGAAAAGGCAGTCAGTCTTCACCGGCAGGCGCGCAAGCTGAACGAAGCAGCCGAGGATCTGCTCGGCCAGGTCGGCAGCTACCTGATGCCGTTCAGTGCGCAGTTCCGGGATTCCGATCTGCGCTCAGTTCGAGAGCTGGACGGCAATATGTGGCGACGCGCGTTCGACCTGACCGGTTTTCGCCAGTTGATGGATGCCGAGACGGTCTCTGAGTTTGAGCGAGGCCTCGCGCCAGAACCGCCAGAGTTCACTGAGGACAACATCCGGGCCACGTTCATCGACCTGCACCAGCGGGCCGGCGAGATGTTCCGGCGCGGCGTGGTCAACGTGTTTCGCGGCCTGTCCGACGCCTACCGCACCAATGCCAACGAGCCGTTCCGCATCGGGCGCAAGGTCGTGATGGGCTACATGATTCAGCTCGGCTGGACGCGCGGCCTGCAGGTACGCCACGGGCCCGGGCAGGACAAGCTCAACGACATTGACCGCGTTATCAAGACACTGGACGGCAAGCAGTTCAAGGCGCGCGATCTTGAGGCGTCCATGAATGCGGCCTTCCAGGACTGCGCGGTTTTCGAGGACGCCTACTACCGGGCGCGCGCGTTCAAGAACGGCAACATGCACCTCGAATTCCTGCGACCAGACTTGCTAGACCTGCTCAACGAGCAGATTGCTGAGCATTACGGCGAAAGTGCCCTGGCGCATGCGGTGTGAGCCGAATCCTGGAGAGGCCATGAACAGCCCGCCCCACCGCCTCGCCCTCACCGGCATAGCGCTCATGCTGTCCAGCGTCACAGTGGTTTCGGTATGCCTGGCCATCCTCGCGCTGATCACCGACCCGGTTCTGCGCTGGCTGTTCGCCGGCGGAGCGGTGCTGCTGGATCTGGCCAAGTACCTCTCGTGGCCACTGACTGCGCACCTGATGTCCGCCGGCCGCCAGTGGCTCGCCGCGGCGCTGATTGTCTGCGCCCTGGTGCTGGCCTCAGTGTCTGGCTGGGCGACCTATGACCGGCTGATGGCCGGGATGCTTGGCGGGTACGGCGCAGCAGCGGCAACGCAGCAGCGGATCGCAGACATTGAGGCGGCCAGACAGATCGACCTGGCGCACCTGGCTGCGCTGGACGCCGAGCGAGCATCCACGCAGATGCAGGCGGGTGCGCTGCGGCAACGCGGGATCGCCAGCAAGGCCCAGCAGCTTGAGGATGCCAAGGACGCGCAGCGCGAGAAAGCACGCCAGCGGCTGGATGACAGCTCCCGCGAGCTGGCCGAGCTGCGCGCCGTGCCTGCCAGGTCGGCCAGCCTGCCGCCGGGCTTGGCCGCCCTGCTCTGCATCGGGTTCGCGCTGGCCCTGGAGCTTGTTCCGGCGCTGTTGCTGGTCGCCCTGCGTGGCGTTGCCGGAGAGAAACAGCGCGAGAACACCCCGGAAACACAGCCGGCAACGCCGGAAACGCAGCCGGAAACAGATGCTGACGATGACCCCATGCTGCACGCGCTGCTGCGGACCATCACCAGCGCTGGCCCTGGCTCGCCTGTTGTCCTGCGCGAGTTCGTGCGCTCGGCTGGGGTCGGAAATGCCCGGGCCAAGCGGCTGTTCCAGGCCGCAGAAGAGCGCGGCGCGCTGAAACGGACGGCTACTGGGTACGTGGCCGCCTGATCGAAATTCGAGAGAACACCATGAATCGACCAACGTACTGCAGGACGACCGGCCAGCGTGTCGGCGTCTGCGCCTGTTACAGGTGCAAGCCGGCAGAGACTGATCGCGCCCAGGTGGCGCAAGGGGAATGGAAGTGAGCGAATTCAAAGTGCCGAACGGCTGGAAGCTGGCGCCGGAAGAGCCGACGCGCGAGATGTTCGTGGCTGCCAACAAGGCGGACGACAAGGCCTATGCTGGCGGCTGCCACCACGGCGCAGACAATGAGGATATTTGGCACGCCATGCTCGCCGCCGCCCCTGCTGCACCGACTGCGGACGGAACCACCAGCGACAAATACCGCGCCGAGCTGTACGACGAGGTTTGGCAGCGAGCGCGTGATATGGGCTATGGGAACGTGACTGATGCGCTGGTCGAGCTAGAGCGCATGAAGGCGGCTGCGCCGGCAGTGCAGGCCGATGAGGAATGCGCTCACGAGTTTGTGCCGTTCCGTTCCGGCTGCACGAAATGCGGCGAACCATACGCTGCGCCGGTAGTGCAGGCAGAGCAGGAGCCGGTGGCTTGGGACGTGTTCTATAGCGATGACGACTGTCTCGCTCGCACGGCGCGCACCAAGAAAGAGGCTGAACACTATTCAGGCATGGCCTACTACGTGAAGCCGCTTTATTACGCCGCCCCGCCTGCCCATCCTGACGCCGCGCTGGTGGAGGCGCTGGAGCGTGCTTCGAAGGTGATGTGGTCGGCCGAATGCAATCTCGACGTTGAAGCACAGGAGATTGAACGTGTCCTGACGGCCTATCGCGCCGCCCTGGCCGGCAAAGGAGGTGAGTGATGGAGAAGATGAGTGAAGTGGAGAAGATGCGGGAAGAGTTTGAGGCGTGGGCGGGACAGTACGGTTACAGCCTGGAGCGCGACAGCGAGGCCGGCGGCTACTACGCAGACAGCGCAGACTTGGCTTGGCCAGCCTGGCAAGCCTCCCGCGCCACCCTGGTGGTGGAGCTGCCGGAAACAAGCCTGACCGGATCTATCGGAGTAGCGCACAAGGCGGTCACGAAGCGATGCCGAGAGGCAATCGAAGCCGCCGGCGTGAGGGTCAAGGCATGACCCGCCGCCTCATCCACGCCGAGATCGAAGCCCAGGCCGGGAAGCGCTGGGCGGACTTCATCCTGCAGGAAGGCGAGTTCGGCGGCCCGCGCGACAGCTACCCGCCGAAGCCGAGACCGGTGATGGCAGACCAGCCGGAGCCGCAGATGCTGGACCGCTCGCCGATCGCCAGCCGCCACATCGCCGAAACCGGCGAAACGGTGCTGGAAACGGCACGCCGCTACCGGGCGCAGGGCGTGCGGATCTCAACCGCAGCGGCTCGCATCGGATTTGCCCACGGCGGCGCCCTGCGGGACTACATGAAGCGCAGCGGACAGGAGTGTCCGTGGCCGTCTCGGCGGAAGGCGCAACCAATCTCCGCACCGACCATCACAGCTCCGCCCTGTCCCGCTCATCCGTCATCAAGATCTTGAGCCGGTGAAGCGCGACCAGATCGCCGCCAACCTGTTCGCGCCAGGCGTCGTGGATGGTCTTGTACATCTGGTCTATCTCGCGGATCACGCGCCGGTAGCGCTCGACCTCTAGCGTCAGGCGGCGCACGTCTTCAGCGCGGGGCTCGGCCCACATGCGACGCATCTCGCTTCGCGTGACGGGCCGGAACTCAGGAAGTTTGTTCATGGCAGCTCCTCTGTGCGGAGCTTGCCATATCCCTTTTTCACATCACACAGACTGCCGGCTCCGGTCGGCGGAGAGGTATTGCTATGCCAACCGGATACACCGCCGCCATCAAGGACGGCATCACCTTCGAACAGTTCGCCATGAACTGCGCCCGCGCATTCGGCGCTTGCATCACCCTGCGCGACGAGTCTGGCGGCGGCGAGAAGATCCCGGAACGCTTCGAGCCGAGCGACTACCACCAGCGCAAGTTGATCGAGGCTCGGGATCAGATCGCCGAGATCGACGCATTAACGCCGGATGAGTGCGAACAGCGCGCAGCGGAAGAACACCGCCAAAACGAAGCGCTCCGTTGTGAGCGCCTGCGCGAGAACAAGGCCCTGCAACAGAAGTACGACCAGATGCTCGACTCTGTGAACGCCTGGATACCGCCCAGCGCGGACCACCTCAAACTGCGGGAGTTCATGCGAGATCAGATCCAGCAGAGCGCCAAGTTTGATTGCGACACCGAGTTCTACAGCAAGCCCACGCAGAGTCTGAACGGAACTGAATGGAAGGCGCAGCGCATCGCGAAACTCCAACATGACATCGACTACCACGCCCGGGAACAAGCCGCCGAAGTCGGGCGCACCAACCAGCGCAACGAGTGGATCCGCCTGCTGCGCGAGAGCCTGCAGCCCGCTTAACCCCACCCCATCGCATTCCCCCGGCCAGGCGCCGGGGTGGAGAGGTATTGCCCAATGGAACCGATGTTTCTCAGCCAGGAAGAAGTGCGCGAGCTGACGGGCGCCGGGACGAAGGCCGGCCAGATCCGCACCTTGCGCCAGAACGGCATCCGGCACACGATCAAGGCAAACGGCTGGCCTTGCGTCCCCCGCGCCGCTGTACTCGGCCAGCATCACCAGCCGCAAGAAAGCGCCACCTGGAAGCCTCGAAAGGCCGGATGACATGGGAAGACGACCGACAAAGCCGGGCGCGATCGCTCGGCTCAGGGAGCGCCGCAAGCCCAGCGGCAAGGTGTATTACTACTACGACGCTGGCGGGAAGCCTCGCCGGGAAATCCCGCTGGGCAGCGACTACGGCATGGCCATCGTCAAATACGCCGAGCTCGAGCGCGACCGGACGGCGGACGGCATTCGCCAGGCGGTGATCACCTTCGCCTACGTCGCGGACCAGTACCTGATCGAGATCGTGCCCACCAAGGCGCCGGGCACCCAGGACAAGAACAAGCAAGAGCTGGCCCGTCTCAAGGAGTTTTTTTGCGACCCGCCTGCGCCGCTGGAGGCCATCCAGCCGCAGCACGTCAAGCAGTACCTGCGTTGGCGGAAAAGCGCGCCGGTATCCGCGAACCGCGAGAAGGCGCTGTTGTCGGCCATCTGGAATTACGCCCGCGAAGCTGGATATACCGCGCTGGCCAACCCCTGCGCCGGGGTCAAAGGCAACAAGGAGAAAGGCCGCGTCAACGTATACATCGAGGACAGCATGTTCCAGGCAGTCTACCAGGTGGGATGCGCCGGCTTGCGGGATGCCATGGACCTGGCCTACCTGACCGGCCAGCGCGTTGGCGACACCCTGCGCATGGATGAGCGCGACATCCGAGACGGACACATCGCGATCACCCAGGCCAAGACCAAGGCGAAACGGCGAATCGAGATTGCCGGGGAACTGGCCGCGCTGGTCGAGAGGATCAAGGCGCGGAAGGCGGGTCACAAGGTCCGCTCAACGCGGCTGGTTGTGACAGAGGACGGCGCACCCATGACGGCGGCGATGCTGCGGGGCAGGTTCGACAAGGCCAGGGAGGCTGCCGGAATCCCGAAAGCTGAATTCCAGTTCCGCGACCTACGGGCCAAGGCCGGCACCGACAAGGCGGAATCGAGCGGCGACATCATGCAGGCTCGCGATCAGCTCGGGCACACCAGCGTGGTGATGACCGAGCAGTACATCCGCGAGCGTCGAGGGAAAAAGGTCTCGCCAACGCGGTAAAAACGCTCGATTTCCGGTCCGCAATTTTTTCAGACCCCGCGCCGCACGCGGCTTTGAAAGGGGCAAAATCAGCTCCGTTGCGGACCAAAAAATGCCTCAAGCCATTGATATTGCTGGATTTGTCTGGAGACTTAAAATCTCTCGCTCGCAAGAGTGTGCCGGTTCGAGTCCGGCTTCGGGCACCAGAATATCCCTCGCCCCAACGGCACCTCCGCCCCCCAGAGGAGATGCTGAGCCTCCCCTCAATCCTGATCCCTCGCCATAAATGCCAGCGCGCGCAAGTGCCGGGGAAACGATTGGGAATTATTGATACGCAAATGAAAAAGCCCCGTAGACCTGAATCTACGGGGCTTTCCAATAGTGGAGGCCGAGGTCGGAATCGAACCGGCGTACACGGATTTGCAATCCGACGAACAACCCTTTAATTTCAATACGTTAGCCGATTTTCGTTTCCGCAATCAAGCGCTTTCGTGGCGTTTCTAGGCCGCCAAGGGCGCGGGTCTGGCTTTTCGATGCGGAAACGATTTCGGCTCCCCCTTCTCCCGCTCTGGGCACCTCATTTGCACCACGTCTCATGCAGCGGCTGACGGTTCGGGCGGCACTGGCTCAGCTCAATGATGTGCGCTGCGCCCTCCCGAACCGCAGCAACCTCACGCGTGCCCATTTCCCGCAGTAAAACCATACCCAGCAGCATCAGGACGCCGATCAAAATCGGGATTTTCATGAAGGAGCTCCGTTGTGGGGGAGCCAGGATGGTATGCCCCGCCGCAGGGCCTGTCCGCAATCCGCGATGTCGAATAATGCCCGATGCCCGTCGTGCCCCCGCACACAGGCCGGGGTAATATCGCGAGGCCACCATTACAAGGAGCCTCGTTCGTGAAGAAAGGAATACTTGCCCTGGCAGCAGCCTCCCTCGCGCTGGTCGGATGTGCCAGTACGAAGCTGACCGCCTACACCGATCCAGCTTTTCAGAACGCTCCGTACAGAAACTTTGTCGCTCACGCGACAAATGGAGATTTGGAGACGCAACGTCTATTTTCCTCGAAGGCCTGCGAGGCACTCCGATCACGGAAAGCCACCTGCACGCCCGCACTGGATATCTTTCCTCCAACGCGCCAGTACACCGATGGCGAAGTCACGAAAACGCTCAAGGCACGCGGAGTTGATGGCTACCTTTTGATTGCCATCGGGGGAGGCTCCAGTTCCAGCCAATACCTCGGCAGCCAATCTCTGGCTACGGTCAACGCTTACGGTACGAGTATCAGCAGCACGAACGTGGCTGCGTACTCACATGCTCGCCAGCAGAGCTATGATCTCGTGCTTATTGATATCGCAACGCAAGAGCGGGCCTGGGTAGGCGGCGCACGGGTTTCTGGCCAGGGAGCTCTCAACGTTACCGACGAAGCATTTGCTTCTAGCCTGAGCATCGAACTGGTAACCGCTCTTAGAAAAGCCGGCCACATCACCAAGTAAAACCTGTTGGCATGCCCGTCCCTCGCAATCCCCTCCCCCTGTCGGTATGTTCGAGGACATGGACATCCAAACCCTCATCGGCGCGGCTCTCGGCCTGCTGTTCCTCGGCGCCCTGGTTATGACTCAGATGCCGAAGGAGTGGCAGACCATAGGCGGCTGGCTCCTGGTCAGCCTGGCCGGTATCCCCCTGTTCGGGGTCGTCCTCGCCGTTCTGATCAAGGTCCCCCTGCTGCTATTCGGCGCAGTGGCCTGGGCCTGCTTCCATGCAGGCCGCAGCAGCCGGCGCTGATCACTCCCTCGCGCGAGCCTCCTCGATCCGCTTCCCTGCCCTCTCGGTCAGCCGGCTCTTGATGGCCTGCAACCGATCCAGCTCCCGCCGCTTGCGCTCGCCGTCCCAGTCGCTGCGGCGCACCATATCCATGCGGGCATTGATGCCGCTGAGTTGCTTCTGCACCTCAGCCAGCGGTTTACGCATTGCCAGCACCTGCCGCTTCTCCTGAACCAACTCCCTCGCTTCATCCTTACGCCCCAGCTCCTGGAGACGCTTCGCGTCGGCATACACCCGCCCGGATTCTTTCAGGCCTTCATAGAACAGCGTGCTGTAGCGGTCATACGGCGCCGGCGCGCCCAGGTCGCGGTAGAACCGCCGGATCGGCTGGTACTCGTGCCAATGCTTCGCCGGCTCGCTCTCGCCGCCCGCTGCGCGCCAGACCGTATCAGTGATGCCGGCGCCCCAAGCGCCAACCTGACCGAGGTAGCCCCTGATCAGGTGATCGGCCTGCAGCGACGAGAGTGCGAATTCTTCGCCCAGCACTGCGGTGGCCGAGGAAATCGCTTTCGCCGGCGCAGTGCTGCTCGCTCGATCGCGCAGGGTTGGGCTCACTTTCTCCATCCCGGCGCTCTCGATAGGCCGGCCGGTGAAAGCATCCCTGTTCGAGTACACATCCAGCGCTGGCTGGAACATCTGCGGCACCGGACTGAAGCTGAACGTTTGGGTGAGCATCGCCCACAGCCGCTCGCGAAACAGCTTGCCGCTGGCCTTGTCGTCGACTGCCTGTTCAGCCAGACGCTCCACCAGCGTGGAAATGGCACCCACCTCGAACGGCTTGGGCAGGAAGAAGGCGTTATCCCCGACGCGGAAGAACCAGAAGCTGTCCTTCTGCCAGTCCTCGAGCTTGCGGTACTCCTCGTCGTCATGGTTCGCCAGGAAAAGCGCCAAGCTGGCCAGCGCCAGCGCACCGGTCACCGCGGCGAACCGGGCGGCCGCCACCTTGTCGCTGTTGGTGCCCTTGCCGAAGGCAACCTTGACCGCCGGCTTGAAGCCCGAGCGATACAGTTTGTCGAGGCCCTGCAGGCGAGCATTTAGAAATGGCACAACGCGAATCAGGAAGCGCACCGCCGGCCAGGCGCCTTCCTGGCTGAAGTCCATCAGATCGCGCGCCTCGTAGGCGGCGCGCAGCGCACCCTTGTCCTTGTTCTGCAGGAAAGCCGCCGCCCGATTGGCGTTTTCGGCGGTGTTAGCCGCCTCGTTGTAGGCGTCCCAGCCGGCCACCAGCAGCTTCGGCACCAGGGCGGGAGCGTCCAGCAGCTTCGCGCCGCGCAGGGAGCGCTTGAGCCCGGCCTTCACCTCCTCGGGATCCGCACCGTAGATATGCCCGAAGCTGAATGCACCACCACTGGCCAGCATCTGCGCCCTGGTCTTCTGATCGCGGAAGGACTTCAGGCCCTGAAACATGTTCGCTGGCACGTTCTTGCTCACCGGCGTGGTGGCGGCGGCCTGCATCGAGTCGCGCAGGAAGTTGGCGATGATGAACTGCGGCGTGATGGTGGTCATGTTGGTGAACACCCGCTTGAACTTGGCCATGGTGCGCACGGCGAAGTTGTTGAGCCCCGGGTCGGCCAGCGAGCTCAACGCCTCGAACACCAGGGCATCGTCCACCTCGTACCAGACCTTATCGCCCTTCTCCAGAACGAAGGTGCTGGTCTTGGGATCGCGTGCTGCCTCTGGGACCTTCCGCGCAATCTGCAGGCGCTCAGCGTTGGCGATGGTTTGCGCCGCGGCCTGGTTCTTCAGGCTGGCCGTCAGCAGGTGGTGGAAGTTCATCAGGGTGTTTTCCAGCAGGTCATTCAGATTCTGCTTCCCGCCCTTGAGCTTCTTGTACGCCTCCTGCCGACTCAGCCCCTTGGACGAAACCGGGCCCTTCGCCTTGGCCTCTTCATCCATGACCCGATAGAACGGGACGTAGAACTCGTCCCGCCACATGGCACGGTTCTCGGAGCTGATAATGCCGGTCTGCTCAGCAATGGCCAGCACGTCGTCGCGGTACTGCTGGAACTCCTTGAAGACCTCATCGTAAAGCGATGCACGGGTGCGGCCGTCTTCAGTGACACCCCTGTTGATCCCTTTCAGCGCCTCGATGTCCTGGGCGGTGAACAGGTTTTCCCTGCCCTCTGCCGCGAGCTTGGCCGCCCGATTGCCGGCCACCCAGCCGAAGAAGCGCTCGATTTCCTTCGCATCCCCAAGCCGGCCCAGCACTTCACCCAGACCCATACTGCCGTCTTCGCGCATGCCGATCACTTTCTGCTGCGGATCGAGGACGATGCGGCCGTTGTGCATCATGGCGTTGAGCGCACCGGCGGCCGCCGGCGCCATGCGGGCCAGTACCCAGGCGCTGCTGGTGATCGAAGTGTCGAGGAAGTCGAGGCCGTGAGCCTTCTCGTCGAGTTCCTTCAAGGCGGCGTAGCGATCGACCAGGCCCTGGCGGATCTTGGTCATAGCGCGGTCGGCGCGCTCGCGGAACCAGAGCGTTGCGCGCTGGCGAGCAGTCGGGGGAGCGATCTTGCCCAGCGCATCGCGCTCGGCCTGGCTGAGATCGGCGAAAGCTTCGGAAACGTGGGGGCGCGTCGACCGCAGCGAGTAGCGGGTGTCTTCGGAGGGGTCTACAGGTGCTTCAGTTCCGGATCGATCGCCAGTTGCTGCTTGGCCCACTCGGAAGAGGCCTTCATCTCGCGCCGCAGAGATTCGATCTCGGATTTCGTCAGGCGATAGTTGCCCTTTGTCGAACGTGAGGAGGGTTCGAGCTTCGGACTGGGTGAGCCCTTCGAAGCCATAACCGAAGGTTTCACGCCACCAGGGTTCGATATCGCTGTACTTGCCACGGACTTGCGCCAAGGTGTCGGGATCAATCGCAAGTTTCCGTGAGTAGTTCTTGCCGGTCAAGGCAAGCGCTGCCAGCACCTGGCCGCCGTTGTCCTCGATGTGCGTCTTCAACTGCGCCAGAGTTCCACCCTGGGTCAGGGTGTCGTCGAGGAGCAGGTACTCAGCGGCGACCACGCCACCATCGAAGGTCGGCTGATTGGCAATGCGCTCCAGAGCATTTGACTGGGTCCGACCAACCTTCTGCGCCTGCATCACATTGGTGTCGGTCTCCAAGCCCAGGCGCTGCGCCAGCACCTCGGCAGCCATCAGCGGAATCCGATTGTCCCCCGCACCCTCGCGCGCCAGCACCGGCACGATGCGCGGCAAGCTGCCCTCCGGAATCAGCGCTCGCACCCGCTCGATGAACTCCGGCGTTACAGCATCGCGGGCGACGCGCAGCGCGGCCGCGTCGTCGCCGGCCTTGGCTGCGGCGTAGTCGGGGTGGTTGTTCAGGAAGCTCAGGGGGTGCGCCAGCACCGTATCGGGGAAATCCGCCGCCCAGCCTCGACGGGAGTAGAGCTGGTCGGAACCAGACAGGTTCGCGCGCTGCGCACGCAGCCAGTCCCGCGACTGCTCGATCAGGGCCAGCACGTCGGTGTAGGTCCAGTTCACCTGGGGGAACAGCTTGCGCAGCAACTCGCGGATCTTCGACGCCACACGCTGAAGCACGGTCGGTCGGTCGCCCGACTCGGCCAAGTGGGCAATGATCTCCTCGGCAATCAGCAGGCGCTGCTCCGCTGCGCTCTTGCCTTGGAGCACGGCGGCGTAGTGCTCGCGGATCTGCGCCACCCGCTGCCGGCCGGTGGTGCGGGCCATCTCGCTGGAATAGATGCGTTCCAGCGTGCCGTCGAGCTGATCACCCAGCAGGCCGCGAATGCCCTGGTGGCCAACCATCTCGTGCACCGCGGTGCGGATGGCTTCTTCCAGATCCTGCTGGTTGTCGGCGACCAGGTACTGCGCATCCGGCCGAAACACACCGCGGACATCATGGGACCGCACACCATCACGCTCAGCGCGGATTCGCACCGACAGAGGCAAGTCGCCAAAGGCCTGCACCACTTGGATGCTTGCTAGCTCAGGATGCTTATCGATCTCCGTTTGGATTTCCACCGCCGACACCTGGCCACGGCCGTCTAGGCGGTACATTTGGACGCCACTATCCGTCTCGCGCGTTTCGATGATGCCGAAGAGCTCATCAAACGCAGCACGCACTGAAGGGAGCTCTGCAGCTGTTAGGTAGGGGTAACGATCCGGGTCGCTGTATGCCGTCTCCGATACGATATTCGCCAGGTAATCGCTGCTAATACCAGCGTCCTGCAGCTTGGCTATGACATGGCTTTCGAAGGCGCGAGCCGACATTTCCAGCGCCGTTGACCAGTAATCCTTGCTGCGTGTTGCGTCTAATTGCTCGGAACGCTTCTGCAAGTCTGTCGCCCTGAGCGCACTCATCAGACGACTGAAGGCTTCGATGAGCTCGGGGCGTACACCCTCACCGCGCTTGTAAGGCCGCTCAGTGAGATAAGCATCCGGCTGACTTCTGGCCCGACTGAGGTAGTTGTCGAAGGCATGCCACCACTCATGCGCCAGCGAGCCAGCACCGTTCCCCTTGGTCAGGTTAATGACAGTCTCGCCCGACTCGTAATGCGCTTTTGCCGGGTCAGGCCCACCTCTACCACGCGCACCGAACGCTAAAGCGAGCTCTCCATTGAGCGACAGAGCCTTGGCCGGGATGTTCAAGATGCCGGCCAAATCACTCAGCGCGTCGAATGCTTCGTTGAGCTCTTGCTGCCGACGGTTGTTTTCAACGTAGTTGCCAAACTGCACACCACGAAAACCGAAGGTCTCGCTGAACAGCTCGGGGGTAACATCCTGGCCATTCCGGTAGTCGACCCCAACCCGAGGCGCGTTGCCTTCACCTCGGTGCGCGGGCACCTCTTTTAGCGCGTCGTACTGCCTTTCTAGCGAACTCTGATTTTCGCCCAGATACTTGCGTGCCTCTGCCAAGCTGTCGAACGATCGAAGCCGCGCAACGCGCTTGCCATTTTTTTTCCCAATGAAATAGCCGCGCTCGCCACGCTGAGAGAACACATCGAAGCGGATGGCGTTGTCGGCTTTTTTCTTCACAGACTCGAGCTTGGCATGTACCTCCGCAAAGGCGTCCAAGGCTTCCTGCTTGGTGTTACCGGAGGCCAATTCTTGCGGCCAATTACTCAGCGCCGTAGCTTTTGCATCCTTGCTGGCAATCCATTTATTGACGTTTTTCTCGCCTCGATACATCGAGAAATAGCGCTCGGCGAACGTAATGCCCTTGAGCGAATGCGCATGTCCAAAGCGCTGATACAACTCCACCCGGCCAGCCAGACCGCGCAACGCGGGGTGGTCGTCGTAGAGGCTTGAGCGAACCTCTTCGGTGAGTTCGCCGTGATCCAAAATCCGGCGCGTCGCATTGCGCAAAAGATCAACCTGGTCAGCCCACCGACTCAGCTTGTATGGATTGCTGGGTTTGGTGGGCACCTCATCTCGGGCAGCATGTGCAAAAGCAACCGCCCAACGGTCACCACCCTGATCCAGAAGTGCCTGATAGTCCGGTTCAGGCCAAGACTTAGACAGCGGTACCGCTTTCACGTCCGCTTGCATCGCCACGTCGAGCTGCTGCGTATAGGACGAAAACTTGCGCGCGCCCTCGATTCGCTCTCCGAAGTCGTCGATCTTCTTTGTTGGCTTGGGTGTAGCGGCTGGTTTTTCGGCGACTACCTGCTTGGCCGGCAGAGTGTGTTCCACTTGGTCGCGCTTGGCGGGAGCGTTGCGCTCCGCGCCCGATGCCAGTTTTTGCTCAGCTGAAGAGCCGGAGGAGGTGTCGCTTACGCGGTCGGTTGCTGCAGGGCCTGCTTCGCTTGCCGACGAGCCAGGCGCTCCTGCGTCGCTTGCTCGATGCGCGCCTGCAGCTCGTTCTGGCGCCTTTCCAGCTCCACTGGATCGCTGGTCCCGAAGTGCTCGATCGCTCGTTGGAGCCTGGCTTCCGCTGACATGCTGGGTACCTTTTTTGCTCTGATCCATCGCCCTATCGGCGGCGTTCATGACATCCGCAGAAGTGAGGCCTGCTTCGATCGGGGAAACCCCCAGATGCAGCCCCACGCCACGTTTGGACTCGTCGTCAGGATGCTTCGGGTGGACGATCTTGTCCAGCCCTTCCCGGCGCGTGTAGGCCTTGGCGGCCGCCTGGCCACGCTCCAGGGCCGCCTCGACTGCCGCTCGCTCGCCGCCAATCACCAGCACGCCGAACTCGTCGCCGCCGGTGCGGAAGCCTTCGACATGGCCGACCGCGCCCAGCTCCTTGCGCACGATGTCCGCCAGCGCCCGGTAGTGCTTGTTGGCGTCCCGAGCCACGTTGTTGAAATGCGCGTTCAGTCCACCCAGGTTAGCGATGTCGGCGCTCACCCAGTACGCCTCGCCGTCGGTGGCGGCCACGTACTCGATGGCTCGGCCAATGGCGCGCTCAGTGTCAGTGCTGCCGTCTTCCGCTTCGCGCCGGCCCTCGAACAGTCCGGTGGTGGCATCGATGGGTGCGGAGAAGCGCGACTTGCTGGCCAGGCGCTCGGCCACGTCCGGGGCCACGCCGTCGGCGATGTACTCGTCGATAACGGCCTGGCGGTAGGAGTCCGCATAGGGCGTATAGCCAGCAGCCGGCCCCTGCTCGGCGCGCCCTGCCTGGGCGAGATCCTGGGCCGGCTTGGTCAGGTCTCCCTTGAGCCAGCGCTTGAACTGCTCGACCGGCATGGCCGTGACCTCGCCCACCTTCCAGTCCGGATCGAAGTTGGAACGGTAGGCCTCCACCGCCGCGGCCTGGTCGGGATAGCCCAGCATCACCTTGTGCTCATCGAAGCTGCCATCCTGCTGGTGGAGCTGGTCAACGATGAACACCTGGTCGCTGTCTTCCTGCGGCCCTAGGTACACGTCGACCTGCTCTTGGTCGGCGCCAACGGTGCGCTTGATGTAGCCGTAGTGATCGCTCATGGTGTGACGCCACTCGGTACCATCCGGGCGCTTGCCGCTGCGCTCGGAGCCGCGCGGATTCTCAACAGCGATATCCAGGCCGGCGACGCGCACATGCCCCTTGCGGTAGTTGCCGGTCTCAATCTGCGCCGGCGTGGGCGCCGGCAGGTCGTTGTTCGGGGAGGTGGCCGCCTGATCTGCCTGTTGGTCGATCGGACGTGCCGGACGCAACGGCTGCGGTTCCTGCTGCTTGGGCACTGCAACGGCCCAGCCATCACCGTGGCGCACGATCTGCGGCTGCTCGCCAGCCTTCGCCGCCTCGCGATACAGGAGGCTCGCGCGCGCATCGCCGCGCCCCTGGAACGGCTTGCCGTTCTTGCGCAGCCGAATTTCCAGATCCGGCGCGCCGCTGGCGTCAGCAGTTGGAGCGTGCTGGTCCATCCCGCGCCCGCCCGGCAGCGGCCGTTCGGGATTCGGAGCCACGAACGGCCCGGTCGGCCCCCGCTGAGCATTGCCCTGGCTATCCACCACGATGCTATCCGGGGCGGGCAGTGCCTGGCGCTCCGGTGCGGCGTCGACCGTGGCAGGCTCCGCGGCTGCGCGCCCAGGTGCCGCCGGCCGACTGCCATACTGGAACTCGCCAGCCAACGGCGCCGGTTCGCCTCGCGGGGTCGGCTGATCCATACCCGGCCCACCGGGCATGCGCTCCGGATCGTTCTGCGGATTGACCCACTGGCGTGCCTGCAGATCCGGCCGCTGCTCGCCGTCCACGTTGCGCACCGGCCCGGTGTCTTGCACGTTGCCTTGGCTGTCGGCATAGAAGACCTTCTCGGGCGCCGGCAGTGCCTGGTGCTCAGGTGCCGGCAAAGCGCCGGGCTCGGGGGTGTTCTCGAAGGTGGCTTCGGGGGTCGCGAGATCCTGGGCTGCAGCGCTAGCAGGCCTGACGCGCGGCGTGGCCACCGCACCCAGCCCCCCACCCATAACAGCGCCAGTGGCGAGGCCGCCAAGCCCTGCGTTCAGCACGCCAGCGCCAAGCTTTCGATTCGGGTCGGCGTCCTGCATGGCGTAGTTCTCTGCCACCTGCTGCCCAATCGACTGCGGCAGCTCTTCCAGCAGGCCTTCGCCAACCGCGCCCTTGGCGATACGCCCGCCGATACCCGCTGTCACCCTGCCAGTCAGCAGGTTGGCCAGCGCACGGTCGCCCATGCCGCCGAAAACACCCGTGGCCGCGCCAGCTATGAGCAGGCCTTGGGTGGCAGAGTCCTCAGCCAGTTGCGCCCGCGCTTCCTCCGGCTTAAGCCCCTCTTCCAGCAGCGTCTGAAACGCCTCGGACTGCTGCAGTTGCTCCAGCGGCATGGCGGCGATCTGGTCGCGCACCTGGCGCGCCGTGTCCGCTCCGCCCAGCAAGCCCTCGGAAACGCCGCCGGCCACGGTCGCCATGCGTGCGGCGGCCTTCGCCGCCACTGCTTTATCCCCCGTCTTGGCCAGCGCGCGAGCATAGGCGCCCTTGGCCAGCCGGCCCGCCGCGCCCATGGTGATGGCCATCTCCGGCAGCGACTGGATGATGCCGCTGGCGTAGGCGCGCGGATCAGTCCAGGCCGAGCCGAGCGAACCGGTTTCCTCATCCCACCACAACTTCTGCTGCGCGCCACGCATCTCGGGGGTCAGGTTCTGCTGGTACTTCTGCTCGTTTTCCCGCAGCAGCGTTTCGGAGTCCTTGCCCGACAGGAAGCGGTCGGCGGCATCACCCGCCGCCAGCAACCCTTCGCCCACCACCGGGATGCGCCCCACCAGCTCGCGCACGTTCTGCGCCGCGCGGTTGACGCCTGCTGCCAGGAGGTTGCCTGTGTCGGTGAGCAGATTGCCGCTTTCCGGGGATTCCGCATCAGCCCCAAGGGTCGACCGACCAAGCGTGCTCTGCGTGTCCTGGTCGAACAGCTCGCGGGCACGCGGCTCCATGCCTGCTGGAACCCGAGGCATAACCACTTCTTGGAAGTAGAGTTCGCGAGCACGCTCTTGGCGTTCGGGCGCCAGCGCGCGGAATTGCTCGCTGGCAGCCACCTCCGCCCAGCGGCGGGGTTGGCGGGTTTCGTTCTGCATCGATGCCTCCCGGCAGTGATGATGTGTGGTGCTGAGGCTTACCAGAGTCCCCGCAACTGCTGATCGTCATCAGCCTGAGCCGGCGCCTGGCCGCTCTGTTGTGCCTGCTGTAGCCAAGGGGCACCCAGTTGCTGCAAAAGCGCACCGGGCTTTCCGTTCGGTGAGGCCTGTTGGCGGCCGGTACCGGTGGCGGGCCGGCGCTGACCTTCAGCGTTCAACCGATCATACAGCTGCAAGCCTGCCTGGAATGCTTGGTCGGCCGACAGCTGCGTATCACCCAGCGGGTCCTGATTGCCCATGGTCATCTTCGCGTAATCCATCGCGAAGTCCTGGCGCGACTTGCCCTTGGCGGAGCGCACCATATTCCAGGCATCCTCCTCGCTGGAGGCCACCCCATTGGCTAGCAGCCAGCTCGCGGTCTGGACTTCTGCCGGCGCGGAACGCCCGTTAACACCACCCGGCTCGCGTACCACCGCTTCCTTGCCGTCCTTGGTGTTGCGCTGCATACGCGTGCCGTCCGACAGCTCGAAGGTCTCCCACCGCCCCTCTTCCTTGGGTAGGTAACCGGCCCCGCGTAGGTACCCCAGCATCTTGTCCCGGTTGGTGCCCAGCGCCTGGTATAGCTGCTTGGCACCCATCACCGGACTGATCGCCTGCTCGATGTCGTACTGAGCGACCTCGTCGTCTTCGTCGGCGGTGCCGCGATTTACCGTCATCGGCGCGTTGTACTTGAAGCCCTTGTCGTCTTCGACCTCCAGGTCGAACACCAGGGTGCCTTCACGCTGCCCTGGATAGATGCCGGCCAGGCGCTTCTTGCCGCCCTTACCCCGGCCAACCCGGGGTGCATAGAAGTCGTTCATGGCTGTGACCGTCTCCTGGCTGAAAAGGCGGCCTTCCCCACCAGCCAGACGCTCCGCATACGATACGGCCGCTTCGGTTTTCGGGTTGAGCAGGTGTACCGGGTCTGCCATTGGATTGCGCTTGAAAACCGCTTCCAGCTCTGGAGTGATCGGCACTTCGATTTCGTTAGCCCAGCCTTGGTAGAACTGACTGATCTGCTGCTGATCCTGCTGCCGCTGCCGATCCTCCTGCTGCGCCGCGAACTCCTGTTCACGCATCTCCTGGTTGCGCATCTGCAGTCCCATCTGCTGATCGGCGCGCTCGTTCTGCTTCTGCTGCTGCAGGAAGCCATTCATCATCCCGAAGCCCTGAACGAAGCCATCGTAGGCTCCGCGCGTATCCAGTCCCGCCATCGTGTTGTCTCCCGACAGTACGAAATTTGATTCACCCAGCCGGGCATTTTCCCGGACTTCCCAACCCTGGCCAGGTAACGTCTTCGTGTTCCGCCCTGCCCCCGCAAGGCGCGGAACCGGAGCCCCCGAGGGCCTTCCCAACCCCTCGGGGGCTCCACTACATGAACGAGCCGATCAGCAAGCCAACGCCAGCACCCACAGCGGCGCCACCCGGACCGCCCACGCTCATGCCCAGCATTGCCCCCGAGGTGGCCATGCCGACCTGGGACTGCTTCCGCTGGGCCTTCTGCTGCTGCTCCATCTGGTCGTTCAGCGCCTTGTTCTGCTGCTGTTGCTGGCTGTACTGCTGCAGCCCTTGCAGCGCTTCGCCCTCCATGCGGCTCTTGAGGCCAAGAAGTCCGTAGCTCATGAATCAGCCCTGCCCTGTAGTGGGTAGATTGGAAAGGCCCATACCGCCGGCCAGGATCTGGTCTTGCAGATCGCGGGCGGAAATCTTGGCCTGGTTGTACGCGCTGGCCGAATCGGCCGCCCGGCCCAGCGCCAATTGCCGGGTCTCTGCTGATCGCTGCGCAGGCGTCAGGTTAAGGCCCATGCCCTGGCGCTGCATCTGCAGGCCCTGCGCAGTGTTCGCGTAACTGGTGTTGACCGCGGCGGCGGCGGTCTCCCCCTGTCCGGCGGCGTAGGTCTCATCCGAGGCGAGGTTGGCCAGCTTGTCGACGTAGGGTGAGAAACGGGTTTTCCAATCCTCCCACTGCGCGCGATACAGCTGGCCGAGCACCGTCGAGGCGCCTTGATCACCACTGAAGGCGGCGTTTGGGTCGACATACAGCCCATTCCCTCCTCCTACGGACGCGGCCTGCTGCAAGGCGGCCGCCTGCTGCTGTTCCGCCATCGCTTTCCGGCGCCGATCAATGGCGCCACCACCTCCTCCACCTGCCATGGTTAACCCCCGTACCTAATGCCGTTGAGCGAGCTGCCGCTCAGCCCATATTGGCCGTTGTCCGCCCAGGAGGGCATGGAAATCCCTGCACCCGACAAAGCCGTTTGAGTTTGCGCTCCATCGGCCTTCAGTCCTGTCAGGTAGTCGGCACCCAGCCCAGCGGCGGCACCCCCGGCCGCTCCCAATAGCTGCAGGTTCGCCGACTTGCGGTTGAAGCTGCTGACCGCATCGCTGCGAGCCGTGGCCGCCGACTGGGCAGCGATGTCACCGAGGCCCGCCTGCGCTTGGGTCGACTGCCCCGCGCCCATGGCTACGATGTTCTGCAGGCCGGTAATCTTCTCGGCGCCCTGCTGGAACTGCGCGCGTCCAAGCGTCTCGCCACTCTGATGGGCGCTCTGCTCGGCGAAATCGGTCTGGGTGCCCGTCCAGCGCCCGCTGCTGGGGTTGATACCAGCCAGACCAAGCTGGTTATCCACCTGCTGTATGCCCTGGCTCAGATTGCCCATGGATGCCTGGTTGGTTGCCCCGCGGATGTAGCTCATGCGCCCGGCCGAATCCATGTCTTCGACGTTGGCCATGTACTGGTTTTCCAGGGGCGCCAGCTTCTCCTGGGAGAAGTTCCACTTGTCCGCCGCCACCTGAGCCGCATAACGCTGCTCGGGCGTGTCTTTCACCGTCGTGTCGCCGCCACCGCTGCCGCTCATACTGGCTCACCCGCGCGCGCCACATCCGCGGTGTCGTCCCGACCGTGCCGTAGCTCTCCCAGGTAGTCGGCCAGTGCTTCGTCGTGGAAATAGCGACGGATCTCCGCGCCCACCTGCTGCATCCAGTCGAAGCCACCGACCAGGCCGGCGCACTGCACCACCAGGCCAGTGAGCTGGTCACGCAGCACGAACGCCAGTGTGCGGCCGTGGTGATCGCCGGCGCGCTCTAGCGATACGCTGTCACGCCAGTCCTGCAGGGCTGACGCCATCAGCGGCCGTAGAAACGGTTCGTACTGGCGGTAGAAGGAATTGGCCGGCAGCCCAATCAGCGCCTCCCAGAACGCTTGGAAGATGAGCTCGCCGGTGACCGGCTTGTCGCCGTCGATCAGGTCGTCGAGGGTTTGCGAGATGCGAAACAGGGCTTCGCATAATTGAATGGCCGGGCCATGGCTCTGCAGCACATGCTGCAGAAAGGCCCGCTCGTTAGGCTGTTGCATATCGTTGTCTCCCGACATGGATAAGCGAAGGGGGAATAGGTTCCGGCTTCAAAGCTCGGAAACATCTGCGACCAGCATTGTCAGTGGGGCTGCTCCATTCGGCGAGTAGTTGAAGTTACCCTGGCTGCCGATATAGCGCACGGTCCCCGTCCACAGCAGCCCGGAAGCAAACCGGCCCAGCGTATCGATGTGCATGGTCCGCATATGCCGCCAGGTGTCCGTGAAGATCCGGCCACGCTGCGGGTCTATGAATTGCTGGCTAGTCCAGTAAACTCGTGTGTTGCCTATGGCGAAGGCCAGCGAGCTGCCACTGAACGGGAGGGCGCGCACCATCGTCTGATAGCGCCGCCAGCCCGTCTTGCTGTTTAGGTACTCGAAGGCGTCGTCGGTGACGGAAACGCGGCCCAGCAGTTGCAGAAACGGACGGGCCGTGTTGAAGGTAAGCACGCCTTCAGGGGAATAAATTTCCAGGCCGTAGCGCCCCGACGTGGCCGGCGGTGACACAGGCCCAAAGCTCCAGTATTCGACCTGGCCGGCCTGCCCCTGCGAGTCGGCAGTATTTCCGTTGGCACCGGACAGAAATATCCGACCACCAATAACCGCCATCGGAAGAGCCGACCGATAGAAATTCATCACCCCGCCGCTGGCCATGGGCACCGCAAGTCCCGTCGTGGGAACATTGACCTGTCCTTTCCCATAGAAGCATAAGTTGGGCAGGTCATTGCCAGCGATCTTGTATCCCTGATCGTTGAATACTTCAAAGCCGACCGTCACCGAATAAACACCGTGATGCGCGCGTCGCCGGCAAACTCCGGCCAAGTGTAACTGTCGGCATACTCCCAGAAAAAAGTCGAACCAGACTGGGTGACAGTCAGTACGCGCTGGCGGCCCTGCGTGACAATGGCCTGAATATCTTCCGGGGAGAAACTGGGGAATGACTTCGAGCCCGGCACGCCAGTAGTGTACGGGTCGAAAATATCGATGATCCGGGCGTAGCGCCCCGATCCGTCCATGATCAGTTTCCCGTCCGGGGCAAATATTTCGATCCCGTACGGCATGTCACCAGCTCCCCATGCGGATCATGAGTTGACCATTGGGATACCACATGCGAACGCCGGTATCGCCAATCTCCAGGCGCCCATTGTCGCCTGATCCATTGATGGCTAGCCCACCGCTCTTATCGAGCGCCCAGCGCGGTCGACCTTGCTTGTCCACCGCAGTCGACTTGATCACTCCGCTGATATTGCCATCCCCAACCCGCAGCTCATCCACATCAAGCATGTCCGCACGCAGCTTCCCAGCCAGGGTGGTAACCGGCTTGCCGGCGGCATCGAGGATCTTGCCGAAGGTGATCGGACCGAGGTGGCCTTCCTGAATCGAGGCTTCCCGAATGAAGGCGCTGTCGATGTAGACCTTGCCGTCCAGCACCATGAACGGTTTGACCGCCGAGCTGGCGGCGCCAGGCCGAGCAATCCAGAAGCGGTCAGCCAGCACGGCGAAATCAGCCACCTTGCCGTCGTTGTGGGTGCCAAACCCGGACACGTAGCCGTTCACATCGGTGGTCAGCGTGAAGGACGCCGATAGACCCTGTACCACCTCGGACTGTTGACTGATGCTCGTGCCGAAGCCGTTCAGGCGCTGGCGTAGCTTCTCTTCCAGAACGGACTCGCCGAGCTGGCCAGAGAGCTGACCCAGCAGATACGCAGCATCCGGCAGCGGCCGGGCAAAGGCGCCCGCCGCCGAGTTCGGCGGGCCTTCCATGCCGGCGGCCGAGCTGAAGGTGATCCAGTAGTAGAAGCCCGGCAGGTTCAGCGGATCCTCGGCCACCGTGGCGTCATCGCGCACCAGGTCGCTGTAAAACGCCCCTGCCTCGCGGCCAACCATCACCGCTGTGGCGAAGTTGTCCTCTTCCGAGCGGTAGATGTTGGTGAAGGCGTGGTTGTTGTAGAGGGTTTGCGGGCGCTCCCAGCTCAGATGGACCATGCCGAAAAAGCTGCCGACTGCGGAAAAGCCCACCGGACGCGGAGGGACGGTCATGTCCTGCTGCTGGCTGGGCGACACCACGCCGGCATCCGGGTTGCCGGGTACGCGCAGCCTGGCCACACCGCCATCCAGCAGGTCGCGCAAGGTGAGCTTGCGGTCGAGCTTATCGCCGCGCAGGCCTTCACCGGTTTCGATGATCTCGGCAATGGCCGCCATCAGTGGGCGCAGCTCTGCCGGCACCTTCGCCGACAGAGGCGGCAAGGATTTGCGTTTCGACATTCTGGTGCCTCCCGGCATGCAGTCGAAGGTTCAGACGATCTCGCTTGGCGAGGATGCGATCTGCACCGATTGTACTTCGTGGATACCCTCCACCTCGACCTCCCAGTCTCGGCAGCTGGCATACCCTGCTGGCAGCCGGAACAGGTCGCGGCTTTCCACCGGCTGCTCGAGCACGGTCTCCCCGTCTGCGAAAAGGCGCAGCGTCACTGGGTACTGTCGGGCGATCACCTTTCCGCAGGAGAAGCCAGCCGCGCCGGGCGGAATCTCGTGCACCTTGGAGCGCCAGCGCATCGTCAACGGCTCACCCCTGCCCCAGGCAGTGATCTGGTTTCCCTGGATCAGGCACAGCGTGTCGTTGCCCAGGTCGTACCAGCCAGATGTCGCGCTCACATCGTAGAACTCGAAACCCTCACCCGGCGTGAAAGCGAAGCAACCGCCATCGTAGAAGGCCAGGTAGCGGCCGTCGTAGCGGTAGGCGTGGATCGTATGCGGCTTGAGCGCCTGCCACTGCGCCTTGGAGATGACCTCACGGGTCAGCACCTGCGCCTCGCCTCCGCCGACCGCCACGAGCCCGTTTGGCGAGGCGTAAACCGCATAGGCCCCCATGTCCACCAGGGAGCAGCCGGAGACGCAGGGCTGGTCCTCATTGAGCAGCATGTCGGCCATGGCCGCCGGCGACGAGCCGGTGATCATGTGCGGGCGGCCATTGGTGGCCACCACCAACCCGCCGGCCACTGCGGCGATGCCGACAATATCCTCGCTGAAGGCTAACTGATAGGCCACCGGCCAGGCGTGCGGGTACCAGGCTTCGGAGAAGCACAGCGTGTTGCCGAAGTAGCCGGCCAAAAACCCGCCCGGCATCGCGGTCAGACCCACCAGTCGGTCGTCCGGCATGTCCCAATCGGTGGACGGCAGAGCCAGGCCAAGGTTCTCGCTCAACACGCTGTCGGTGAAGCTGCCCTGGGCCGCCGGAACATCCGCAACGTGCTGGAACACCCCGGATAGCTCGGCCCGGTAGATGCGCTTGGTGACGATGTCGTGGGCACCGCTGGGGATGGCTGGCAGCGCCAGCACTACGCCGCCGCCGGCCGGCGCGTCGTCCACCATATCCCAGCGCAGGATCGGCTCGCTCGGCAAGCTGGGCGGCCCCTCTTCGCCGAAGCGGGTCACGCAGGTAACCGCGTAGGACGTGCGCACCGCCGTCAGCGGATAGTCGCTCTCGCCCGGACGCCCAGGCTGCACCGAGGCGAAGGGAGCCGAAGCGGGCGCCGGCACGCCCAGTCGAAAGCTTCGCGCCGGGTACGGCTGCGCACCGCCAGTGATTTCGGCGATGCCGCCCATCTTGGGCGCGCCGTCACCCGTCCAGTACACGCGTTCCCAGGCATCGTCAGCGAGTGGCGACTTCACGACATGCACCCGCTTGCCGTTGCCCCAGACCATCCAGAAACCGGCGCCGTTGTTGCCGTTCGGGTAGCGGTAGATGGATGACGGCGCGATTACGTTCAACAGGCCTGCGAGCACATCAGGAGCGCGCTCGGGCTTCAGCGTGCCGCGCCGCAGGTAGACGTTGCGGGCCGCCTGGGCGTTCTGCTCAGGCAGCAGGCGCTCATCCAGGATTGGCAGTTCGCCACGGAACCCGGCGAAGGCGAGCTTCATTACGGCCAGCCCTGTTCGAGCATTGCCGGCGTGAGCATGCCACTATTCAGACTGATCAATAGCTCGGCCTCCCGGTCGAAGCATACTTGAACGTGGGCACGCACCGCGCGGGCAATACCGATAATCTGCGCGGCATCCAGCTCGATGAAACCGCCACCTGTTTTCCAGCGCAGGGTGTAATTCGGATCCAGCATAGCCTCTACCGCCGCGCCGTTAATCAGCAACTTACTACGGTCGTCTGTCTCGACCCGTATCCCTCCCACTGTGATTCCGTCAGTCTCGGCTTTCCAGCGACGCGTTGCGATTTCGGCAATTAGGGAGGCGTGGGCATCCGCAACTTTATCCTCGGCGGTTTTCATCTTGCTCCAGTCGATCACTGAGGCAACTCCACGGGGCCATCGGCCACCACATGAATAAGCTCGGGGAATGCCACGCTACGCGATGGATTTGGACCGTGCGGAAGGCATAACGTCAGGTGGAGTTCCCCGTTAATACGTTCAACCGGACCAATAAAGTGTTCGGATGCAATAGCCTCATTGGGGAGAGTTGCCCCATCCGGTAGAGGGGAGAAATCGTAATTGGTCCCATTTAAGATAAGAGTATCACCGCTTTTATAGACACTCAGCGTACTGTCCATACGGACAGGGGACAGTGTGATTTTCATACAATCCTCCTTAGTACCAGCGCCCTACAGCAATAATATTTAGGATGCGGCTCGTGATGCTGACAGTTGGCGTAAAGTAGACAATGGTACATCCTGCCATAACAGACCCTGATTGCGGGTGGCTTGCCCCAAGCCACCCAGTTGCAGCGTTATCACGACCATTACCGCTTACAACAGGTTCGGATATGAATTGATGCGGATACGTCCAGGGAATGCTCGCAGTGCGGAAGGAATCCGCCCCGTATTGCGCAGTTGACGTTGCACCTCCAGAACTGTACTGGTGGCATATCAGGGTTCCGTCCGCAAACTTCACGTACTGACCGTTTGCGTTCGATCCACGCTCAATGATCGCGCCCGTTGGTACTCCACCAGATTGTCCAACAGTCCCAAGGATACTTTTACGTCCGTAAAGCTTTTCCCAAGCTACAGCTCCCATTGAAGCTTGATACCACCCCACGAACGTACCTTCGAGTGGGAACGTTACGATGTAGAGACGGTCCGAGGAGTAGGCCATGCACGTACAGGTAAACCCTTGGGCGATACCCGAAGTACCAGTTGGCCCATTCGCCACCTCATTCGCCACTCCACGATACAGCCCAGCCGGATTTCCAGTAGCGAAATCAAAGATCGTAGGGGGTTGAAGAGTATCGATACCTGTAGAACCAATCCCGAAAGCACCAACTTGGAGCAATCTTCCAAGAGTGGTATCTGTGTTGGTAGTTACAACATTGCGTTGCGAAGCACTCAACAGTCCCAACGTACTCCGCATTTCCGCTGCATCGGAGTCATCCAGCAATACACGTGCAAATTCCGTCAAAGTGGTGAGCGACAACGCCCCGGCATCGGTGAAGTACGGCAGACGATCAGCATCACCACTAAGGCTCACCAGAGCCGTCAGGTTGGCGTTGGCCAGCTTGTCCTTCTCGGTGGTGGTGTAGTCGTGGGTGGAGAGACCCTTGCCAGTGACCTTATCGACCTTGCCACCCAGAGCAGTCTCAGCCTCCTCTCGCAACCCCTCCAGCGAAGAGACGTCGGCCTTCTGACCCAGCAACCGCTCCAGCTCGCCGGCGGTCAGCGCCTGGTAGCAGAACGCAACGCCGGTCCAGTCGCGCGCCGTGGTCCCCTCTTGGGCGCGGCTTACCTCGTAGAGCGCCAGCCCGCTACGCCAGCCATAGCGGATCACCTCCAAGACACTCGGCCGGTACGGACTGTCGGTCAACACCAGCACGCCGCCGCCTTCGGCTGGCAAGCGGTGCGGTTCATCAGCCGCGAACAGCCCGATTTCGGTGGCGGCAGCCGTGAAGGGCGTTACCACCCGGCACTGCACGAAGTTTTCGAAACTACTCATTTATCGCGCACCTTCACCTTGAATTCGATTTCCTTCTGGCGGTCCTGCTGGGTGATCACCACGCAGGTCACCACGTAATCCACATAGTTGGTGCCACCGCCCAACCAGAGCTTGAAGCGCACCGGACGCACGCCGATCACCACCAGCGGCAGGTGGGGCGGCGGCCCCACCACCAGGGTCGGCTCGAGCTCGGCAAGGCTCGAAACATGTACCTCCACCGACTGGATGTCGTCGTCGGGCAGCTCGGAAAACCAGTCGGACATGTCCACGTCGTAATCGAGGACGTCCCGGGGCTGTTTGGTGAACGTGGTCATGCCACCCCCTCGCAGAGCACGGTGATCAGTCTCGTCTGGTGGTCGAGCATCAGCAGGCGCTGCGATGCGCTGACCGACAGGGTTCGGCAGTCGGGTGCCGGCGACAGGTCGTTGACCTGGTTGAAGCCGACCGCCAAGGCCTGTGCCGTGGCTTGGCCGCTGGCAAGCACGACACGCCGCCCGACAGCACTCCCGCCGGCCTGCGCCATGGCGATCTGGGCGCCAAGCAGCAGATGCGTCGCGCCGGCCTGACCCGATGCCTGAGCAGCTGCACGGCCAGCGTCATGGGTCACCCGGTTGCCGTACTCGACGCCAGCGGCCTGGCCAGTGGCGCGGTGCTCGCCGGCACCAACCAGGCGCACGCCCATGCCGCTCCCTGCGGCCGCAGCCTGGGCAGGTATGCCGAACGCCCGAGTCTGGATGACAACGCCCTGCCCTTCGCCCTGCGCAATCGCCGTGCCGTGGCCAGCAGCACCGGCCAGGTAGTGGGCGCGCCCCTGTGCGGTCGCATGGACATTGGCAGGCTCGCCAGTTACGCCAGTGGCGATAACCAAACCCTGACCGCCGGCCTGAGCCCGAGCATTCACCTTTCCGGCAGCACCCACCATATGCACGGCAGTGGCCATCGCCGAGGACCCGGCGCGGCCGGTTTGCGACTGGTAGATCTGCAGATGGGTCAGTCGTCCGCTGGCAACGGCATCGGCCGTGCCGAAGCATTCGAACTTCCGCACCCCATTCCGGGTGACTGCGGCGTCCGCCCAGCCGGCTGCCGTGGCGTTGGCCTGGCCGAGGCCGCAGGCCTCGTAGTGCAGATTGCCGGAGGCCTGCGCATCGGCCCAGGCATGACCCGCACCACCCGCCTCGAGCAGCGGGACACCTTCGCCGACGGCGAGTGCACTGGCGACCCCGTAACCGAGCACGTGGGTGGTGCCGTAGCCAGTCGCCCGGACCAGCGCGGGCCGCCCATAAGCCAGCTCGTAGATGTAGCCCTCGGCCTCGCCGAACGCGAACGCCTTGGCGGCCGGGGGACGCAGGCGCACAGTGCGCAGTGGAGCCCCCGCCATACTGCCCGAGGCCTGTGCCTGCCCGTAGCCGCAGAACTCGGCGCGGGATTGGCCGGCTGCCTCAGCAGCGGCAAGTGACAGGCCAGCCGCCCGATAATTCGCTGCCGGAGCGCCAACGGCGGTCGCAGTGCCCTGGGCCGTGCTTGGGAACACGGCCGCCATGCGCCTGCCATACCCCCCGGCTTCCCCGCCCGCCTGTGCCTGCCCGGCAACGAATTTGATGACCTCGCACTGGCCGGAGGCCGAGGCCGCCCCGCCGGCGGCGCCCGCGGCGAACACCAGGCTGGCGACCAGGGCCCCGCCAAGGAGGGTGCGTCCGATGTGCACCGTCATGGCGTCAGCTCAGGGTGATGATCAGCGAGCCGACCGGGAAGCTGAGCACGTCGGTGGGGTCGAGGGTTTTCGGGTTCTGCATCGGCGCGTGGTACAGCAGGTTGCCCGCCGTCTGCGCATCGAAGATGCCCCAGTGGGTGATGGTCTTCTGCGCGTCAACGATCGCAGGGAACACCAGGTTGCGCGCGTTGGAGCTGGATCCATTGGATGGCACGGTGAAGCCGTCGGAGGGAATGGTCGCATGGGCGCGCTGGCGGACATAGGCGCTGTCGTCCAGCTCCGCACCGGTGCCGGCATCGGTCGGGTCGGAGGTGAACAGGGCGACATAGACGCCGCCGCCGGTATAGGCCGCGCCGCGCAGGGTGGCGTTGATCAGGGTGTTTTCGAGGTAATCGCTGAATGCGGACATCGTCGGCCCTCCCGGGCTGGACTGTGGGGTATGGAATCAGGGCTTCAGGTAAAGCGCGGGTGCACTCGGTAGGTGCCGGCCTGGTAGCCCTCGCGGGCCAGTTGCCTGGCATCGCTCTGCGCAGCCAGGAACTGACGGCGGTAGAGCTCGGCTAGCTGTGGGTTCTGCCAGGGCTGCGGTAGCAGCAGCAGGCGGTAGCGGGCACCATCCATGAGCGCCCCGCTCCAGCGCGCCAGCAGCTCGGCCGGCATGTCCTGGCCGTGGGCCGGGCGGCAGGCCATCGAGCCCAGCAACGTAATGCTGTCCGGCCGGCCCCGCAGGAACTCGACGCCGTTGCTGCCGGTTTGCAGGTAGTCGTAGCCGGGCTTCAACGTCTGGCCGCTGGGGAGACGCAAGTCGATCAGGCGCAGGGCTTCGGCGCCGGAGGGCACTTCCACCTCGGCATAGGGAGTGTTCGCTCCCACCACCACCGGGCCATCGTTGAAGATCCACGCGTTTCCTTCGGTGCACAATTCGCGCTGCGCCCAGCGGAGCATGTCGCGGATCAGGGGGCGTGGGCAGCCTGGCACTTCCAGCACCAGGGCATCCACCATGTCGTCGAGCCTCATGCGGAACCGTCTCCGGCCGGACTACTACCGGCATCAGCCTGGATCTTGAGACCCAGCGCCGCCTGGGCGGCCTGCGCGTGCAGGCTCGCCCGTGCCAGATTGGCTTGCGACTCGGCGTCCTTGGCGAAAGCTCGGGCCAGCACCAGATCAAGCACTATGGGCGTATAGGCGTCAGGCAGGCGCAGAGGGTCGTTGGAGTTGGGCGATGCCTCGGCTTCAGCATGCCGCTCAGGGAGTTGTGCGACGATGAGGTTCAGCCGGACGCCAACTTTCGCCGGCGGGTACACCCAGAAGCTGCGCGGATTCAGGTCCTCGAACATCCAGTGTTCAATCGCATCGGTCTGCGGCTCGGCCTGCCAGCGCCTGCAAACAGCGTCCATCGTGCCCCGCGCCACGCGGGTAACTCCAAGACCAGACACTGTGCCGATGACGTCGATCAGTTGCTCGGCACCATCAGGGATGGCCTGCTGCGCGCCAGCCTGGCATGCCATCTCCACGGTCGTCGCGAAGGCGCTCGGCCGAATACTCAGCAGCGCGGCATAGGCCTCATTGAGCCAGTCCAGCAGCTCCTTGTTACTCCAGCGCGTGCCGTCCTGGCTGCGCTCCTGTAGCACCGTCCGTGCACGTCGCAGGATCTCCCCGACGGTTGCCATGGCTCACAACTCCTTCATGTGCGGCAGCGCGGCGAGCTCCGGCGACCAGGCGAACTGGCGCTTGTTCTCGGTGTTCAGCAGCATGCGCTGAGCTTTGGCCGGCTCGGGCTCCTCCGCCTCGTCCTCCTCAAGCGAGGGCAGCGACACGGCAGCCTGACCGGCCTCTGACGCCTGCTCCGTGATCTGGCCAGCCGCAGAGGGGGCGGTGTTGGGCGCGAGCTCGGTGTTGCCACCCTGTTCACCAGTACCAGCACCGGCCTCGGACTCAGCACCCAGCCCCTTCAGCACTTCGGCGCGCAGGGTCTCCAACGCCTTGCGTTTGTCCAGATCGATGCCCAGGTACTCCTTCACCAGCGATTCCAACGCATCCTTGGTGGCGGCAGCCTTCACCGCCGTGATCAGTTCGTTCAGTCCCATGGTTGTCTCCCGACAAGGAACGCCGCCCCGAAGGGCGGCAGGAATGGCGCTACCGCTTAACCCTTCTTCGCCACCAGATGGCCCATGGCCTTCGGGTCGATGACCTTGTAGCCATAAACGTTCAGGCCGCGAATGAGGTTGCCGAACTTGGTCGGGTTCTTGAGGGTTTCCAGCTTGGTCAGCTGGCTGGCGAAGGTCAGCGACTTCTTGTGGCCGAACACGATGTTGGTGTTGCCGCCCACCACCGACATGTTGTTGCTGACGTAGGTGGTGAAGTTGTCGAGCACACCGATCTTGCCGTTGCGGATGACACTGGTGTCGTCGCCGGTGATACCCGCGTCGCGCAGATCCGACTTCTTCAGCAGGTTCTTCACCCAGGCCGGGATCACCAGCCAGCGGCCGTCCTCGGGCACGTTCTGCTCGTCCAGCACCGAGCCGATGTCGGCGATGTAGTCGAGCACGTTGTCCTTGGTCAGCGTCACCGGCGCGGCGGCGGTGCCCAGGTCGTAGGCGGACGACTTGGCACCGGCGGTAGCCCCGGCGTTCTCGGCGCCGGCATCGGCGTAGATGGTGGCCAGCACCGAGGTGTCGATGCTGATCTTCATTTGCTGGCCGCCGTCTTCGGACCAGCTGTCCATCAGCTTGATGTCCGACTGGTAGGACGCCACGTCGTCGCACTCGAAGGCAAAGTACTTGCCCTTGTCGATGCGCAGCTCAACGGGCGGCGATTCCGGCTGTTCGTAGGTCAGCGTCGCGCCCATCTTGTGGTCACGAATGGTCAGGGACGGCGTGGTGCGGATGATCACCGTGTCGCCCTGGTTCTTGATCTCGCCCTCGTAGTCGGTGTTGGCGATCTCAGCGAAGCAGGTACGGGCGTACAGCTTCTCGATCAGCTTGCCCGACCAGATCTGCGGGATGAAACGGCTGGTGCCGTTGGAGCCGTAATCGGCCTGGCCGGTTTCGACTGGATAAACTGCCATGATGAATCTCCTAACGCCTCACGGCGTGGGGTTGGGCGGTCTCAGCGGACGCGCCCGGATGCGGTGGCGGCGAAGATGTCGGCCTCAATGCGCTCTGCCTCTTCCCGTGAGTACTTGCCGCGCGCCTTGTCCTGGTAGAACGCGGAGATTTCCGCGCCCGTCCAGATCTTGCCGGCGGCGGGTGCTTCGGTGCTGCGGGTCTGCTTCGGCTGAATCGCCTCGGCAGGGACTTCACGTTTCGGGGCCGGCGCTGCGCCGGTTTCTTGGTGGTAGGCGTTGAAAATCGCGATCACCCGTTCCGCGCTCAGCGCCTGCTGGGCCTGCACCAGCGCCTGCTGACGCTGCAGCCCACTGAGCGGGTCGAATTTGGCCAGCCAGGCATGGAATGCCGGGTCGGCGTTGATCGCCTCCAGACGCGGGATGCCGGCATGCAGGGCGGCCCAGAATCGAGCCTCGGCGTCCTGGCGGCTTTCCTCCTGACGCTGCTGCTCGGCCTGCTCAAGGCGCTCCAGTTTCTGCACCAGCTCGGGATCAGGCTGCTGAGCCTGGCCGATGCGGCGCTGAATCAGGGTCTCCACCATGGCCAGCATTTCCGGGCCGAACTCCGACAGCTGCTCGTCACTGAGCTGGCTGATAGTGTCCAGCGCGTCGCGCGCACTCGGAGCGGCCGCCGCGGGGGCTGCCTTGGCGTTGGCCAACTCGGCCTCCAGCTCGCGCACCTTGGCGGTCAGCGCCGGCACCTCGGCGTTGTACTTGCCCTGCAGGGTCTGGAAACGGTGACGCCAGTAGGCGGCATCCTCATCCTGCTTGGGCGGCACAGCCGGTTCGGTAGCGGGTTGCTGCTCGCCATCCGGCTTGGCCGGCTCGGGCACCTTTTCCGGCTCCGGCAGAGCCGCCGGATCAGCCTCGGAGGGCTGCTTGGCGGGATTCTCCAGGCTCTGGAAGTGCTGGTTGGCTTGCTCGATCTGCTTGCGCAGCTGTTCGGGTAATTGCACGTTGTTCTCCTGACGTCTCTCGACGTTATTGCGTGAGCCGGATGCCCGGGATTCACCATGGTTGCGGGAGGATTCGCCGGCCTGGCCAAGGCCCGGCGAGCACCCACAGGAAAACCGCTCGTGCGGAGCGGCTTTGCTGTGCGCCCTACCGTTTGACTGCTGCAGCGAACAGCTCCAGCAGCTCATTCAGCATCTGCGCCCGCCCCTGCAGTTGCCGGAGCAGGCGGTCATCAGCGCAGGAAACCAGGCTGGCCTTGTGGGTGGCCAGCTCCTGCTCCAGCAGGCCCCGGAACTCCTGCCAATCGGGGGTCGCTTCCCGCTCCAGGCGCGCCAAAGCCTGGAGCTGCCGGTCGTTGCACCGCATTCATGCCTCCGATGAGGGTCATCAGGCGCTCCACCTGGAGCATCAGCAGGGCGGTCTCCGCCCGGGTTTTCTCGGTGTCGGCCTGGGCGTCCTGCGCCTTGGCCTGCTTCAGCGCGGCCTCGATCTCGGCCATCTGCTGCTGGATCTGCTGGGTCTGGGCATTGGCCGCGTTCTGCTGCTCCAGTTGCTGCCTGACCTGCTCGTCGTCCGGCACCAAGTCGGGCATATCCAGTCGATCGAACACGGAGCGCAACAACGCCGCGACCTTCTCCGGCCCCAGGATCTGCTGCACCAGCGGACTGTTGAGCGCCAGCTGCAGGGCTTCCTGGCGCAGCACCTGGGTGCGCTCGCGGTTGAGCATGGCGTTGGAGCCTCGCGCCACCGCGCGGCAGTCGCCCTTGATGGTGCTGTCGTCGCTGTAGCGCATGTTGAAGAGCCACATGGCTTCAATCACCCGGCGCAGCACGCCGCGATCCACATGGCGGATGGCATCGCGAATGCCCTTGTTGGCCGACTCCATCAGCATCGACAGACCGCTGGCCGTGTTGCCGGCGCCACCGACGCGCTCGTTGCCATACAGGTAGCGCGGCACGTTGGTGGCGTCGTCGGCCTTCTGCTCGAACTTCTCGTACAGGGCCATCAGCTCGGCGATGTTCGAGCTGGGCTGGAAGAAGCGAATGGCTGGGTCGTTGTTGCTCACCATCGAGGACTTGGTACGCCAGACCTTCCAGGGGAACGGCCGACCATCCTCCTCCGGTTGCAGGCGATCCCAGTTCACTTCGATCTGTGGGCCACTCGCCACCGCCATGTTGTTGATCATGGCGCGCGCCGCGGCGTTGCAGGTGTCCTGGATGTCAGCCATCAGCTCTGGGATCGACTGTCCCCAGAACGAGCCCGGCACCGGCTGGAAGCTGGCCTTGTGGTATGGCCGGCGGCCCAGCGGATCTCGATTGATCACAGCGCGAATCACATGGCGGCCGACCAGAATGGCCTCCACCTCATACTCGCCAAGTGGATCCTCCACCGCCTCGGCCGGCATGCCCCACTGCAACAGCGAAACGCCTTGGGCGCTGCCGTGATACAGCAAACCGTCGATGGTTTCCGCTGGCGACAGCAGCGCATCCCGGCGCCCTTCCAGCGAGGCGCGTTCACCGTCGGTCCACAGCCAGTCGCGCAGGCCGCCCTGGCCGTAGTCGCGCAGCACCGCCTCCAGGGCCGCGTCGGAGTAGCCCGGCACGCCGCCACGCAACTGGTTGAGCTGCGCCCGGGTGTAGCGCACGCGCTCCAGCAGGTAGGCGCCATCGTCGATGGTCACCGCATCGGGCGAGGGGTACAGGTCGAACGGCGCCACGCGCTCAAACTCCGGCCGTACCTCCTGGGTTTCGACCAGGTTCCATCCCTCGGTCCACTTGAACGACGGCACGCGGCGCAGGACCGGCGCCCGAAGGACTGCCGCCGGAAAGGTCACGAAGTCGTCGAGGAACGACTCGAAGGCCTCATCCCAGCCACCCTCGGCCAGTTGGTCAGCGATCACCTCTTCCATGGCATCCGCTGCAGTCCGGGCGCGCTTTTGCACCTCGCGCAGGATGATTTCCTTGATCCGCTCGCGGCTGGGCATTTCGACCTGGCCGCCCTGCCCGGCCGCCTGCTGCAGCTGTGCCTGCAGGCGCTGGCCGAAGGCCTGGATGTACTCCAGCGGCACGTCCGGCAGCGGTGTCGGGTCGAGACCCCAGGGCCGCTCATTGGTCGGCATGAGGATCTCGCGCAGCCAGGCAGCCGCCGCTCGGCACTTGGTGGCGGTCAGCATCATGTAGATGGCCGACCCACCCTGCTCGGCTATGGCCGCAAGCTTCTCCGCGTCGTACTCGCCCTTGCGCCGGCGCAGGCAGTCCAGCATGCGCTGCTCAACAGGCTGCTTCGCCTGCTTGGCCGACTCCCAGCACCGGCGAATGTGCGCAGCCAGCGAGGACTCGAACACACGCTTGCGGGCGTCCTCCTGCAGGCGCAGCTCTTCCGCCTGCTGCTCGGCCACCAGCTCACCGGCAGACTTGAACGAGAACAGCCCCAAGTCAGCCATGCATCACCGCCATTACAGACGTCAGGGTTTCAGTGCGGGCACGCTGAGCGCGGTACCGCAGTGCGTTGAGCTGGGTGAACTGCTCGGCCAGGCAGCGCGCCGGATCTGCGGCAAATTCGTCCAGGCGAACGTGCAGGGTCACGCCGAACTCCTCAGCGATGTCGAAGGTGAAGCGCATGCCGGGGAATTCCCGGGCGCCTTCGGTGATCCTCACCGGGTCGATCTGCACAGGCCCAACGTCCGACCGATTGCGCTGGGTGGGCACTGCGATACGACCCAGTTGGCCAGCAATGAACGCCGCCGCCTGCCGGGCTTCCAGCTCGATTCTCATGTGAACGCTCCCCAGCCGGCTTGTCGCCCGCCGGTGTGTACTGTCGACGCACTGCCGGTCGCTACCGGCCCGCGCGCCATGACGGAAAAGATGTTGGCCCTGGCCAGGGTTTCGAAGGCCTTGGCGCCGTGGGATGCCCAGTCGTGCCGGGGCGTGCTCTTGTAGACGCCCATCTTGTCGTCCCACTCCTTGCGGTAGTTGTCGAGGCAGTCCACCAGGCGATCGACACCGGTGCGCTGCTCCGCTTCCTGATCCGCCTCGGCGAACCAGCAGCTCGGCAGAAACTGGCGCACCGCCTGAATGCCCTCGGCATGGCTGGAAATACGCGGCACGATCTCGAAACGGATGCCGTACTTGGCCGCAGTCTCCAGCCGGGAGACGCCGGTACCGATCTCGCGTACAGCCAAGTCGTGCGGGCCGTAATGGCCGCCGTAGACATAGCCCTTCTTGTGCAGCTCGCCGGCGTAGTACTCGATCCCTTCGCCGCTGCCTTCCATGTAGTCGATCAGATGGACCTCTCGGCCGGCGACCTGGGCAAACACGATGGACATCGAGTCGCTCATACCCAGATCCCAGGCGGTGATCACCGGCAGCGACGGGTTGTAGGCCACCTTCCTGGTGATCCGCCCGTTCTTGCGCAGCCAGCGCATCTGCTGCATGTAGTAGGCGCCCTCGACGCTCTGGGCGAAGGCTTCATCCGGCGTCGACGGGTACTCCCGCTTCATGTCGTCCTTGAGCACTTCCGCCTTCTTGGCGTACCAGGCGCGCTGGCCCTGGTCGAGCTTGATGCCGTGCTTGGCCTCCAGCTCGGCGAAGTACTCGAACAGCCAGCTGGGGATGTCGACGCCCTTGGCGTCCAGCCGGTAGGCCGGGTCCTGAAACCAGGGGAAGAAGTGGAAACGGAAATCCAGCTCCGTGACGGTCTTGCCGGCATCCCGCAGCCGCTGCGCGGTCTGGGAGTACTCGAAGAAATAGCCTTCGCGTCCCTCAGCGGTGCTTTCAAGGGTGATCCGGTTGCCCAGTCCTACCGCTTCGAAGGCACCGGTGACGATCTCCTGGGCCTTGTCCGGGTACTTCCGGCAGATCTTCCCGAACTCGGACACATGCAGGCGCTGCAGCGTGCCGCCCCGGTAGCTGGTCGATACCTTGATGCTCGACCCGTTGTCGAACACGTAGCCCTGGTCCTTGTCGGACAGCGGCTTGGGGAGGCGCAGACCGATCAAGGCGAAGATCGCCATCCAGGCGGCGTCCTGCGCCAGCTGCTGGAAGGCGAACTTGATCTTGTTCCGGAAGATGTCCTTCGCATCGTCGAGGGTATGCGCGATGCAACCGGCCGAGAAGTTCTTGCCGAAGAGGCAGTCGTCCAGCGCGTCAATCATCTCGAAGGTGGTGAATCCCAACTGCCGGGCCTTAAGGATCAGATCGCGGCAGTGCTGCTCGATGAAGCGCGCCCGCTGGGCGGCATTGGGCTTGAAGCGCCGGACCCGCCCGCTTTTGTCCTTGATCTTGTAGAGCGTGTTCAGCCGGTACCACTTGTTGGCCAGCGCCCTGATCAGATCCTCGCGTGTGGTGAGCTTCCCTTCCCGGTGCAGGCCCAGCAGATGCTCACCCTGGAAGACGATTGCCGCGTATTCAATCGTCATCACCGGCCACCTCGGCCATCAGCTCCTCCAGGCTCTTGCCGTCGCCCTGCCCGGTCCCCTCGGCATCCAGACCGTAGGCCTGTCGCTCCATCCGAATGGTCCGCTCCAGCGCGATGGTGGCGTTCCCCAGCGTCTTGCCGGCGTAGTCCAGCGGGATGTCGATCTCCGCTACGGCGCCGCCCTTCAGCTGAACGCTGATGGTGCCCTTGGCCAACTGGCTTTCCAGGCGATCCATCAGCGTCTCGGCCAAACCCTTAGCCTTGCGCAGCAGCACCTGGTGACCGCGCACGATGCCGGCGCCAACCTCGGCGGCCTGCTCGACGATCTCCGCGTCGGTCTCGGCCTTGACCAGCTCCTGGGCGATCGCTCGGCCAGTCTTCTCGCGCACGCGCTGGCGGATCTGCTCCGACAAGTCACGCTGCCAGTTGCCGTCGGCGGCGCGCTTGCGGATCGCACCTTCGGAGGGCCCGTGCAGGCGTGCCAGCTCGCGGTTGCTGTACTGGCCGGTACGGTAGTCCCGCTCGATGGCTGCCCAGTCGTAGCGGGTGGCACGGCTCTTCTTCTCGCTCATGCCTGGCTGACCTCTTGCAGCAGGCGGTAGACGCCCCCGGTCAGCGTGATGGCGCCAGACATGACCGCGAATTCCCGGGTGACGTACATCTCCGGGCCAGACGCCACGGTGCAGATAGCCACGCCGCGAATCTCGCCTTTTTCGATGGCGTCTGCGGTCTGCCTCAGTGAGCGCGCCAGATCCAGCATGGCTTCGCTGACGATGACCGGCGGAACTTCCAGCCTCTGGACGCTCATCGCAGGCACACCCCAGTGACGTACTCCTGCAGGCCCAGGATCATCTGGCGGCTCAGGGCGAGCTCGTCGCGGAGGGCGAGATAATCCTGTCGAGCCTGGGGAGTGAGTTCGGGGGTTCCTGCATCAGCCACGCGGGCGGCGCCGGTGGAGTCGGGCGCTCGAGTGCAGGTGGCGTTGACGCGCAGCCGCTGCTCACCAGCAGCAAGAGCAGCGCGCAGGCGGTTGTTTTCAGCTTGGGCATGGTTGAGTTCCTGGGTATGGCGGCCATCCAGCGCTGCGGTCTCGCTCGCCAGTTCACGCTGCAGTCGCAGGGTTTCGGCCAGGCTGTCCGCGCGGGCGGCAGCCTGCTGCTGTTTCTGCTGGGCGGCACCGAGCGCGACGGTTTTCGAGTCGTAGGCGGCATACAGGGTGTACAGCGCCAGAGCCAGAGCGGCGCAGAGGATGGCCAGG